GTGGAATGGGAAGAAATTGACTGCAATGAATTCTTTTGACCCATCAAGTCATTCAGTTTCTTATATTTGGTATGCACCTGATCATGTTCGTGCATGGAGAAAAGAAGTTTATGAAAAAATTGGTGGTCATAATGTAGATCTATCAATTTGTGATGATCATGAATTAATGATTCGTACTTATCTTGAAACTAAGTACTATCACATCCCAGAAGTTCTCTATGTGTATCGAATCTCTGGAGATAATAGTTGGTTAGAAAGATGTGATGCAATTCAAATTAAAACAAAAGAACTTCACAATCAGTATGCACAACTTTTAGCAGAAAGAGATGCAGACCTAAAAGATTTGATGAAGATTGACCTTGGTGGTGGATTATTCCCAAGAAAAGGTTATACAACAATCGATCAAGAAGAGGGTCACATTACTTGTGATCTAAATGAAGGTATTCCTCTACCTGATAATAGTGTTGGAGTTATCAATGCATCTCACCTAATTGAGCATCTTAAAGATCCAATTAAGACTATGAGGGAAATTCATCGTGTTCTAGCACATGGTGGATGGGCATTTATCGAAGTTCCCTCTACTGATGGTAGAGGTGCATGGCAAGATCCAACTCATGTTTCATTCTGGAATGAGAATTCTTTTTGGTATTATACCAAACAATCTCATGCACAATTTATTCGTAATACGGACATCAAGTTTTCATGTTTAAGACTAGAAACAAACTGGTGGGACAATAACATTGCAGTTGTTAATACTCATCTTGTTGCAGTGAAAGATGGTGTGAGATACCCAGGTCCTATTGAGATGTGACTTGAGATAAAAAATATTACATCATCGTTTATATTTTTGATAAATAATAAGAGAATTCATACCAATGTCTGTAGTAACTGATCTTGAAAAAAGTTTAGTCAAGCTGAATGATGTAACTTATGATTCAGTAGATAAACTTATGAAGAAAGTTGCGAAAGATAATGACATCTCTGCAACAGAACTTCATCATAAGTTCAAGGCTAAACACAATATGATTCCCGACGATTGGATTAAAACACAAATGCAGGAAGGTAATCTACATAAGTGGTTCAAAGGATCCAAGTCTAAAGACGGTAAGTCTGGTTGGGTCAATGTTGTAACAGGTGGAACTTGTACAAGTGATGAACCTGGTGAAGGAACCCCTAAGTGTGTCTCTTCGGCAAAGAGAACTTCTATGACTAAGGCAGAGAGACTTTCTGCTTCTAGAAGGAAGAAAAAAGCTGATCCTGGACAACAATCAAAGACTGGTGCGGCCAAACCAACTTACGTTTCCACAGATCCTAAGAAAAAAATGAAAGAAGAAATGGAAATCAATGAAGCAGACAAGAAAGGTAAGGGTAGTGGCAAGAAAGACGCATGTTACCATAAAGTAAAGGCCTCTGCATCGGTATGGCCCTCCGCATATGCTTCTGGTCGTTTGGTTCAGTGTCGTAAGAAAGGTGCTGCCAACTATGGTAAATCAAAGAACGAAGAATTTATGATTCTTCCAGAATTGACTGACCTTCAAATTCGGTGTATGGAAGCTGCAGGTATTGAAGTAGAAGTTATTAATGAGAAGTGCTGGGATGGTTATACTCAAAAGGGTATGAAGAAGAAGGGTAAAAAAGTAGTCCCTAATTGTGTTCCCGTTGGTGAAGAGACCAAAGAGAAAGAAGAAACTATTGAAGAGGCTGTAAGAATTCCAGCCAAAACCGGAAACATCTATATGGTTGGGTTTAGTTGGAAAGGTAGATATATGCTTATTAAATTATTCTTCCCAACAGTTCATAGACCTTCAAAAAAAGAAGTACTTGATGCCATTGAGAAAATCTATCCTGGAGCATTAGTTCAGAGATATGATATGGCAACATATCAACCAGGAGAATCTCTTCTTCATGTTGAAGAGCATGATAAATCTAGTAAGAGTTGTTCTAAAGGTGAATACTATTGTAATGACTCTAAAAAATGTAAATCAATTCCTAAAGGTTATCATGTAATGCCCAATGGTGATCTGATGAAAGATGAGGATCACGATGAAGGTGAAGGTGGTGATATGAGTGAAGGAGCTGCATGGACTAAAAAAGAAGGTCAGAATAAATCTGGTGGTCTTAACGAAAAAGGACGTAAGTCTTATGAAAAAGAAAATCCTGGTTCCGATCTAAAAACACCTTCAAAGAAGGTTGGTAACAAGAGAAGATCATCATTCTGTGCAAGAATGAAAGGAATGAGAAAGAGACAGAAACCTTCTAATAACACAGGTGACGATAGATTGTCCAAATCACTCAGAGCGTGGAACTGTTGATATGAAAGACTTCAAAGATTTTATAAAGGAGTCGGTCACTATTCATGGTGACTTCAATGGAACACTTAATGTAGGTGGTGATAATTCTGCTTCTCCAGAACAACAGGTGGAAGAGAACTATCAATATCTTGCAGACTTTGTTTGGATGGGTAGTATTTACAGAGTACGGTTAGAACAGGTTGACTCAGTAAGACTTCCAACTAATCAAGAGTTGGCAGAACAACTGCAAAGTGAATATCCTGGTGCAATTGTTCAAAGGGTATATCCAGTAGAACAAAAACCAACAGTGAAATTTGGTGATATTAAAAGATATCATCCTGGTAAATTAGATTGGGTATAGATTATGGCTATTTGGAATTCTGGAATAGGTACATTTCTTAAACAAGAGACTACCTTGTTTGAAGTGATGGGGATTGCATCAAGTGATGGTCAATATATTTCTACTGATAATAGATTTCCCGTAGATGCTAATATATCAGGAATCTCTTCAGATACAGTTATCTCCATTGGCAATAGTATTACGGTAAATCAAGGAACTTCACCTTGGGTTGTATCACCCATACCCCAAATTTCTTTACCTCCAGGATACGGACAAATCCACAAGTTTGGTGCTGTTCCTGAAATGAGTCAAAATACTAATGGAACGATTTGGGATGAGAATGACACAAATTATCCTTGGGATACAATTTCTGCAGGCAGTCAACTTGAAGTTCGAGTTGTAGAGCCAAATAATGAAAATAGTACTAGTACTGACCTTGATGGAGATACTGTAGAGATACAAGGACTTGATGTAAATTACAATGTCATTACAGAGACTGTAACTATATCTGGATTCTCAGCAACTACTACTAATACATTTTACAGAGTGTATAGAGCGATCTATGCAAACACTGCTGATATTGCAAACAGTAAGCGTATTCTAATAAGAGTATCTACCACCACTGTTGCAAAAATATTAGAAAATATAGGACAGACATTGATGTCTGTATATACTGTTCCTGCAGGTAAAACTGGTTCTATAATGAGATTAGATGTAACTGCACAAGGAACAGCAACAGGTAGTTTTAAACTGTATGTTCGTGAAGGTGGTACAGGGAATTTTGTTGTGAAGCATATCGCAGAAGTAAATGGTGTTGGTGGTCCATATCAACTTACTTATCCAATTCCTCAGTCATTCCCAGAAAAAACAGATATTGATGCGAGAATGCATACATTATCAAATAATGGTAGATATACCTGCACTTTTGATATTTTACTTACGGATAATTAATTATGAGTAATGTTGACATATATTTGGGTAATCCAAATCTCAAGAAAGCTAATACAGCCATTGAGTTTACCCAAGATAACATTGAAGAATATATTAAGTGTAAAGAAGACCCGGTTTATTTTGCAAAGAACTATGTTCAGATTGTGACTCTAGACCATGGTCTTCAACCCTTTAAGTTGTATGACTTTCAGGAAAAACTAGTAAAGAACTTTCACGAAAAGAGATTTAATATCTGTAAGATGCCACGTCAGACTGGAAAGTCTACTACTGTAGTATCTTTTCTATTACATTATGCCATCTTCAATGATAGTGTCAATATTGGTATTCTTGCAAACAAAGCATCCACGGCAAGAGAACTTCTTGGAAGGTTACAGATTGCTTATGAGAACCTACCTAAGTGGATGCAACAAGGGATTCTAGCATGGAACAAAGGTAGTTTGGAACTAGAGAATGGTAGTAAGATATTAGCAGCATCTACGTCTGCTTCTGCTGTTCGAGGTATGTCATTTAACATCCTCTTCCTTGACGAATTTGCATTCGTTCCAAACCATGTTGCAGACTCATTCTTTGCATCTGTTTATCCTACGATTACTTCTGGTAAATCTACAAAGGTAATTATTGTTTCTACCCCACACGGTATGAATCACTTCTACCGTATGTGGCATGATGCGGAAAGAGGATTCAATGACTACACCCCAACAGATGTTCATTGGTCTCAAGTACCTGGTAGAGATGAAGTCTGGAAAGAACAGACTATTAAGAACACATCAGAACAACAGTTCAAAGTTGAGTTTGAGTGCGTTGGAGGTAATACATTGGTAGAAGTTGAGAAAGATGATATTATCAGTGAGATGAGGATAGAGGATTTATACAATACAATGTGAGTTTCTTGGATTATAAATAAAAATAAAAGTTATGTATTATATTTACTTATTGAGAGATGATTATGGTGATGTCAAATATGTTGGTCAAACACAACAGATTGATGTTAGGAAAAGAGACCACAAAAGATTAAAACCACCACATACATTTGAGATTTTATATGAAAATCTTAAAGTGTCTGATGCCAAGATGTTGGAAATAGAAAATATAGATAAGTATGATACATATAGAAATGGATGGAATAAATCCTCTGGTGGGGAAGGATTTGATGATTATGAAAGAAAGGGTATTGGGGGAGTAAAGAAAGGAAATGTGCCTTGGAATAAAGGTAAAAAGGGATGTTTTAGTGAAGAAACTATCCAAAAGTTTAGTAATACAAGAAAAGGTATTGCCTGGAGTAGAAAACTTACTGACAAACAAATCACACAAATAAGAAACTTGTATCAAGAACAACCACATGTTGATGGTGTTGGAGATGTAGCAAAAAATGGAAGAAAAATGTCTTATATTCAAGCATTTTGTAAGAAATACTGTAGTGATTATAATATAACACCACAAGGAATGAAACGTATTATATTAAAGGAGTGTTGGGCAAATGTATAAAATAAACAACAATATAAAAGTAAAGACACCAACTGGATTTCAATCATTTAGTGGAATACAGAAAGTTTTCAAACCATTTTATCATTGGATTATTTTTGATGATGGAAGTGAGATAAAATGTTCTGATAATCATTCATTTGGGAGTGAGAAGATAAAGGCATCTTCTCTAAAACTTGATGACATTATTCAAGGAAAAAAAGTTGTATATAATGAAATAGTTGAGGAAGGAATATACTTATATGATTTATTGGATGTAGGGGAAGAAAACCTATACATTACCAATAAAATAGTTTCACATAATTGTGAGTTCCTAGGTTCTGTTGATACACTCATTGCGCCATCAAAACTTAAAACATTAGTCTATGAGAATCCTATTCAGAGAAATGCTGGATTAGATGTCTTTGAAACAGTCAAAGAGAATCATGATTATATTATGACTGTTGACGTTGCCAGAGGAGTTGGTGGAGACTACTCTGCATTTGTTGTTATTGATATTACCACATTCCCACATAGATTGGTCGCAAAGTATAGGGATAATGAAATCAAACCAATGTTATTTCCAAGTGTCATCTATGAAGTAGCAAAGAATTATAATGAAGCATTTATACTCTGTGAGGTCAATGACGTTGGAGACCAGGTGGCTAGTATTCTTCAATATGACCTGGAGTATCAAAACTTGTTAATGTGCTCTATGAGAGGTAGAGCAGGTCAGATTGTTGGTCAAGGATTCTCTGGTAAGAAGACACAACTTGGTGTCAAGATGTCCAAAACTGTAAAGAAAGTTGGTTCTCTCAATCTTAAAACAATGATTGAAGAGGATAAACTCATTCTCTGGGATTATGAGATTATTTCAGAACTGACTACATTCATTCAGAAGAACAATTCCTTTGAAGCAGAAGAAGGATGTAATGATGACCTTGCAATGTGTCTGGTAATCTATGCATGGATGGTCGCACAGGATTATTTTAAAGAACTAACTGATCAGGATGTCAGAAAGAGATTATATGAAGAACAGAAAAACCAGATTGAACAGGACATGGCTCCATTTGGTTTCTTAGATGATGGTTTGGGTGAAGACAATTTTGTAGATGGTGATGGAGACAGATGGTACACACAAAACAATAAAATGGATGAATATGGAAACACTGCTGGTGGTTGGGAACTCTGGAATTACTGATGGATTTAGATGGTCAGATAAAACTTGGACACTTACTTCTGAACGATAGGAAGTGTAGAACTTGTGGAGAGACAAAGAACTTGATAGAAGGTTTTTATAGGACAAGAAAAGATAGAGGGCCTGTCGCATCTTCTTATTCTTACGAATGTAAAGAGTGTACTGTTAGAAGAGTTGTACAGAATAGAAAGAAAATGACTCCATTTGTTGATTGGAATTATCCAGATTGGTGACTCACGTCGTATTTCCCCACTGAAAAGACCCATAATCATAAATATTTTTAGATAAACTGAGATCACGGAGAAAAATTCATGGCGACTCCTCAATTATCTCCAGGCTTAATTGTCAGAGAAGTTGACTTAACAGTAGGAAGAGCAGATAACGTTCTTGATAACATCGGTGCAATTGCCGGTCCATTTGAACTTGGACCAGTAAATGAGGCGATTGACATCACGACAGAACAAGAACTCATTAATTCCTTTGGTAAGCCACTTTCTACTGACAGACAGTATGAGTACTGGATGACGGCATCTTCCTACCTGTCGTATGGTGGTGTACTTAAGGTGGCCAGAGTTGCTGGTTCTACATTGGGTAACTCCAATGCTGGTGCTGGAGTTGCCTCTACATCGATGACTGGTAATGGTAGAATTGATAACTACGATGACTACCAGGCCAATCACACAACTGATACTACTTGGAACTACGCAGCTAAGAACCCTGGTAAGTGGGCAAACAATCTGAAAGTATGTGTTATTGATAATGCTGCTGACCAAACAATTGGAATCAATACTACTAACCCTGGTACCAGTGGAGCACTGGTTGGTAACGGTGTTACTGTAAGTCTCAGTGGTGTTGTTATTCCTGGTGCAGGTACTACTTCAGTATTCAACGGTTACCTCAAAGGTATTATTACTGGTGTTACAACTGATGCCACTAGTGGTGCTAGTTCAATTGACGTTAAAATTGTTTCCAGAGTTTCTGGAAGCACCGAAACTAAAATCAATTATCAACAGAGTAATAGTGCTGCATCAATCGCAGTTTCTGACACTGTAAACTTTGTTAATAACTCTGGTATCAGCACAGGTACTTCACAAGCAGCAACAACTTCTGTTGACTGGTATGATCAACAAAGTCTTGGACTCACCAATTCCACAGTTTTTTGGAAGTCAATTGCACCGAGACCAGTAGCGTCAAACTATGTTACTCAGAGAAAAGGTGGAAATGACGGTATTCACGTTGTAGTTGTTGATGACACTGGTTCAGTAACAGGTATTCAAGGAAACATCCTTGAGAAGTTTACGAATCTTTCTAAGGCAGTAGATGCTACCTCTGATGGTAACGCGCCAACGAAGACTTACTATAAGAACTTTGTTGCTGACAATTCAGCATACATTTATGCAGGTAAGAATCCTTCACAAGAAGCTGATACTTATTGGAACACTAGTCCATTGGCTTCAGGTTTCTCTGCGGCATTCACTCCAATCACAACTGGAGCAGGTCTTTGGGGATTAGAAGCACAGGGTGTTACCTTCTCTTCTATTGGTTCAGTAAGTTACACCTTTACTGGTGGTGTTGATTATTCCGCAAACGGTGGAATGGAGGCTCAACTGGGAGACTTGAACACTGCTTACGATTTGTTCTCTAATAAAGATGAGATCGAAGTTGATTACGTGATCATGGGTCCTGGTTTGAGTGATGAGTCACAATCACAAGCCAAGGCAAATAAAGTCATCTCTATTGCTGAGGCGAGAAAAGATTGTGTTGCAACTGTGTCACCACACAGAGCAAACGTTGTTAATGTTACCAACACAACCACTGCTACAAGTAATCTGTTGAGATACTACTCACCACTTACTTCTTCATCGTATGCAGTCTTTGATAGTGGTTATAAGTATACTTTTGATAGATTCAATAACGAGTTCAGATACATTCCATGTAACGGTGATGTTGCTGGACTGATGACTAGAACTAACCTGGTTGCCTTCCCATGGTTCTCACCTGCAGGTACTCAAAGAGGAACTCTGAATAATGCCATCAAGTTGGCATATAATCCCACTAAGGCTCAAAGAGATCAACTTTATCCTGCAAGAGTTAACTCCATCATCAATCAAAAAGGTAGTGGAATCATTCTCTTCGGTGATAAGACTGGTCTTGGTTACGCTTCTGCATTCGACAGAATCAACGTAAGAAGACTGTTCCTCACAGTTGAACAGGCACTTGAAGGAGCTGCAAATTCTCAACTCTTTGAGCTCAATGATAGTAACACAAGGTCGAATTTCGTTAACATTGTTGAACCATACTTGAGAGATGTTCAGGCTAAGAGGGGTGTTTACGACTTCCTCATTGTTTGTGATGATACCAACAATACTCCTGAAGTAATTGACAACAATGAGTTTAGGGCAGACATCTACCTGAAACCAACCAAGTCGATTAACTTTGTCACTCTCACCTTCATTGCTACAAGAACTGGTGTCCAGTTCTCTGAAGTTGCAGGTCGTGGTTAATAACTATTACAAATATCTAAAACAGGAGTACTAAACCAATGGCAGAAGCAAAAACCATTTCTCAATTCAAATCAAAATTGGCGGGTGGTGCAGCCCGTAACAATTTATTTGAAGTTTCAATCCCTTCGTTTCCTTCAGCAATAAGTGATGCTTGGAACTCTGGTGACAATGGTGAGAACGGAGTTTTTAAATTCCTCTGTAAGGCAGCCAACCTTCCAGCATCAACCGTTGCCGCCATCGATATTCCTTTCAGAGGTAGAAATCTGAAAGTTGCTGGTGACAGAACGTTTGCTGATTGGACCGTCACCGTCATGAATGACGAAGACTTCAAACTCAGAACCGCTTTTGAAAAGTGGTCTAATGTTCTTAGTAAATTGGAAGACAACACAGGTGTAACGAATCCAGGTTCTTACATGACTGATGCATATGTCCAACAACTTGGTAGAGGACGTGAGAAGTTCTCCACTTCAAACGGTGGTGGTGAACATTCTGTTCTTAGAACTTATAAGTTCTATGACATTTGGCCAAATGACATCAGTGCAATTGATTTGAACTATGATTCAGCCAATTCAATCGAAACATTCACTGTAAACTTCAGTGTTCAATACTTCACCATCGGTGAATCACCTGAATCCAACACTGGTTCTGCGACAGAAGAATTGATTCGTTGATAAATACTAGAACAGAAGTTTCTAGTCAATAATAATAATGGCGAGATTATTTGGATTCTCAATTGAAGATAACGAAAAACCCTCACCTGGCGTAGTATCTCCGGTTCCACCATCTAAGGATGATGGTTCCGAACACTATGTTAGTTCAGGGTTTTTTGGTTCATATGTAGATATTGAAGGGACATATAAAACAGAAAACGACCTTATTCGTAGGTATCGTTCCATGGCACTCTATCCTGAGTGTGATAGTGCAATCGAAGATATTGTAAACGAAGCAATTGTCTCAGATACCAATGACAGTCCTGTTCAGATTGAACTATCTAATCTGAATGCCAGTGATGGTATTAAAAAGAAAGTCAGAGAAGAATTTAAGTATATTCTTGAGTTACTTGACTTTGATAAGAAGGCCCATGAAATCTTCCGTAACTGGTATATTGACGGAAGACTATACTACAACAAAGTAATTGATATAAAAAAACCTGAAGAAGGTATTCAAGAACTGAGATATATTGACGCTTCTAAGATGAAGTATGTCAGACAGTTGAAGAAGAAAGGTAAGGATAGTGTTCAAACAGCACAAAACCAGTTCACAAGTAGTGAAGGGACTGGATATGACTTTCCAGAAATTGAAGAATATTTCATCTATACACCAGGTGGTCAAGGTGGAAACAGTTCTGCTTCTGGATATGGTGGTGCTGTAAAAGGTATTAAGATGACCAAGGATTCGGTCACTTATTGTACCTCTGGATTGGTAGATAGAAATAAAGGTAATACTCTTTCCTGGTTGCATAAGTCAATCAAACCTCTTAATCAGTTGATGATGATTGAGGATTCCCTTGTTATCTACAGAATTTCAAGAGCTCCTGAAAGAAGAATCTTCTATATCGATGTTGGTAACCTTCCTAAGATGAAGGCGGAACAGTATCTTCGTGATGTTATGATGAGGTATCGTAACAAACTGGTATATAACGCAGACACTGGTGAAATCAAGGATGATAAAAAGTTCATGTCTATGATGGAAGACTTCTGGCTTCCTAGACGTGAAGGTGGTCGTGGTACTGAGATTACTACACTTCCTGGTGGTCAGAACCTTGGTGAAATCACTGATATCAATTACTTCCAAAGGAAACTTTATAGAGCATTGAATGTTCCTGAGACTAGAATTGAAGGAGAAGGTGGTGGTATGTCACTGGGCCGTTCTTCTGAAATCCTGAGAGATGAAGTCAAGTTCTCCAAGTTTGTTGGAAGAATGAGAAAGAGATTCTCTGCAATGTTCAGTGATATGTTGAAGACTCAACTTATCCTGAAGAATGTCATTACTCCCGAAGATTGGGAGTACATGAATGATCATATCCAGTATGACTTCCTATATGACAATCACTTTGCAGAACTGAAAGAAGCAGAACTTCTGACTGAGAGACTTAATCTTCTTCAGACTGTTGAACCTTACATCGGTAGATTCTATTCACAGGATTATGTAAGAAGACATGTTCTTCACCAAACTGATAGTGATATCTTTGAACAAGACACTCTTATTGAAAAAGAAATTGAGAACGGTGTCATTCCTGACCCTAATGCAATGGTAGATCCTATGGCAATGGAAGGTGGTGAGGCATTACCACCAGGTCAAGAATCATCTGGTGACCCAATTCAGGCACCTCCAATTCCCAAAGATCCCGATATGGGTGGTCAGGGAGTCATCTAAATACCAATGTAATGAAATCATTTAGACATGGATGAACTTATGGATCTTTTGGTGACGGACGGTAGTTCTTCCCAAATTAGTGATCATATTAAAGATATTCTTTTTGCAAAGAGTGCAGAAAATATTGAAACAATAAGACCAAATGTAGCAGCATCAATCTTTGATGGTGATGTGAATCTTGATCCTGAAGAAGGTGAAGAAGAATTTGTATCTGATGTTAATTTTGAACCAGAAACAGAAGAATAATAAATAACTATTATACAACAATTGTAATTAAAGATAATGGCGACCAAACCAGTAGGTGTAAATACAACTTTTGCAACAAGTTCTTCTTCAGCACAATCTGTAGTTTTTGCACATCAGAGTGATTCTTTAAGAGTTGTGGCAGAAGGTGTTGGTGTTCATGTTGCATTCGGCACTAATCCAACCGCAACAGTCGATGATTTCTACGTTTCCTCCTTTGAGGCAACTGAAATTTCATTAGGACCTGTTGCAACAAATAGAATTGTTGGTATCACTACTGGTACTAAAACAACACTTGATTTTCCAGAGGGACAGGCTTCACCATTTGTTGTGGGTGATTCAGTTACACTTACTGTATCTGGTGTTTCTGCCTTTGACTTTGAACATAAGATTGTAGATGAGGTTAAGACATCATCGAGAGTTGATGGATATTACAGTACAAGAATTGTTGTCAATCACGACTCTAGTTCTGTTACTGACGTTTATGACCAAAACAACTGGGCACAATTGAGAGGTTCTTTCAAAGTTGCCGTCAAGACTAATGCCGGAACTGGTACCGTCTTTTTACAACAAGTACAAGTATCCTGAGAAAACAAATGAAACTCATCAGAGAAGAAATCGAATCAGTTGAATTTATCGTTGAAGAACGTAACGGTAAGAAGAATATGTTCATTGAAGGTATCTTCCTTCAAGGGGATATCTGTAATCGTAATGGAAGAATGTATCAGATGGAAGGCCTGAGAAAGGAAGTCCAAAGATACACAGAAAACCATATCAATTCTGGAAGAGCCCTTGGAGAACTGGGTCATCCTGACGGTCCTACTGTCAATCTTGATAGAGTTTCTCACAAAATCATTTCACTTAAGGAAAGTGGAACAAACTTCATTGGTAAGGCGAAGATTCTCTCTACCCCCATGGGTAAAATTGCAGAATCACTTATCTCTGAAGGAGTAAAACTTGGTGTCTCTTCTAGAGGTATTGGTTCACTCAAACAAACAAGAGAGGGTGTGAATGTAGTTGGTGATGACTTTATGTTGGCAACAGCCGCTGATATTGTTGCTGATCCTTCTGCTCCTGATGCTTTCGTCGAAGGTATCATGGAAGGTAAAAATTGGGTATGGGATGGTGGTATCCTTAGGGAACAACAAGCTGCCAAAACATATAAGCAAATTAATACACTTGTCACACAAAAACAATTGGACGAACAGAAACTTAATCTGTTTAACGATTTTTTAAACAATCTGTGATAAGAATAACAAATTATAAATAAATATAGATTATACATAGGTTAATCGGAGTAAGTTCAAATGTCTCGTGGAGATTTACAAGAAATGGAGCAATCTAAGACTGCTGTGAATGCGAACGCAAAACCTGCTGAGGGTATGCCGAAGCTTTCAAATCCTGGCGAAGGGTTGTCTGGTTCATACGAAGATCTTGGTGGTCCTACCCCTGAGAACTACAGTCCTACTAACGATTCTGCAAAGCTCAAAGAGCCTAAGATCGCTACTGTCAAGGATGTAGTAAACAAGGGTGCTAAACCTGCAGATCCAATGAAGAAGATGGCCAAAGAAGAAATCGAATCAGAAGAAGAGGTTCTTGAAGAGGATCAAGTCACTACTGATGAGGTTGTTGCTGAAGTTGAAGAGTATGACATCGATGAAGATGTTAATGCCCTCCTCGGTGGCGAAGAACTTTCCGAAGAGTTTAGAGAAAAAGCCAAAACAATTTTTGAAGCGGCTTTGACTTCTAAAGTCAAAGAAATCCAGGAAACCCTGGAAACACAATACGCAGAAGCACTTGCTGAAGAAGCACAATCCCAAAAGGCCCAACTTCAAGAGCGTGTTGATTCCTATCTTGAGTACGTTGCTCAAGAATGGATGTCTGAGAACCAACTCGCTATCGAGCATGGTTTGAAGACTGAAATGACTGAATCATTCCTTGGTGGAATGAAGAGTCTTTTTGAAGAACATTATGTAACTATTCCTGAAGATAAATATGATGTGCTTGAGAGCATGGTAGAAAAACTTGATGATATGGAGACAAAACTCAACGAGCAGATTGAGAAGAACATCTCCCTTAATGGCCGTCTTGCAGAGTCGGTTGCCGATGGAATCCTTGATTCCGTTTCAGAGGGTCTTGCATCAACTCAGAAAGAGAAGCTCGCTTCACTTGCCGAAAGTGTTGAGTTTGAAAGTGAAGAAGAGTATCGTGAAAAGCTGGAGACTCTGAAGGAGTCGTACTTCTCCAGAACAGCTACAGCAAAATCAGAAGCCCCACAAACAATTTCTGAAGGAGTTGATTCAACTCCAGCACCCGTTGGTTCGTCCATGGATGCCTATCTCAGAACGTTGGGTGCATTCAAAAAGTGAATTTAATATTAATTCAAACAAAGCAAACTATTAGGTAAAAGCAAATGTTTCAATCCGAACATCTGCAGGAAAAGTGGAGTCCACTTCTCGATTATGAGGGTCTTGATCCAATCAAAGACGCCCATCGTAGAAGCGTAACTGCAGTCCTGCTCGAGAACCAAGAGAAATTCCTCCGTGAGGAGCAAGCATTCAGTCAGGGTATCAACCTGATGGAATCCCCCACTAACTCTGCAGGTAGTAACCCTGCTGGTTTTAGTGGTTCCGCAGCCGCAGCAGGTCCTGTTGCTGGTTTCGACCCCGTTCTGATCTCCTTGATCAGACGTTCAATGCCTAACCTGGTCGCATATGACCTGGCTGGTGTTCAACCAATGAATGGTCCTACTGGACTTATCTTTGCAATGCGTTCCCGCTACTCTGAGAGAGGTCAGGGTCAAGCTGGTGCAGAAGCACTGTTCAACGAAGCCGATACCGCCTATTCAGGTCAGGATGCTGGTTTCGATCTGACCGGTGGTATGACCGACGTTCGTGCTGGTCTTGGTACCACTGCTCAGTCCGGTTCTAACCCTGCTGTTCTTAACCCTGTTGGCACTGCCAACTCCGAAGGTTATGTCGTCGGTCAGGGTATGCAGACAGGTGATGCTGAAGCCCTTGATGGTGATGCAGCTAACGCCTTCAACCAGATGGCCTTCTCGATCGAGAAAGTCACTGTAACCGCCAAGTCTAGAGCACTCAAGGCTGAGTACTCCTTGGAACTGGCACAAGACCTTAAGGCAATCCACGGTCTTAACGCTGAAGCAGAACTTGCTAACATCCTCTCTACTGAAATCCTTGCGGAAATCAACAGAGAAGTTATCAGAACAATCTACAAGGTTGCTGAGCAAGGTGCTGTTTCTAACACCGCAACTGCTGGTGTATTTGACCTGGACATCGACTCTAATGGTCGTTGGTCTGTTGAGAAGTTCAAAGGACTTCTGTTCCAAATCGAAAGAGATGCCAACGCGATTGCACAACGCACTCGTAGAGGGAAAGGCAACATGGTTCTGTGTTCCGCAGACGTTGCTTCCGCTCTGACCATGGCTGGTATCCTTGATTACACCCCTGCATTGAATGCAAACCTGAATGTCGATGACACAGGTAACACATTCGCGGGTACAATCAACGGTAAGTTCCGCGTATACATCGATCCCTATTCTGCTAACCTTACCTCCGGTAATGCCGCAGGTGGTAACCAGTATTACGTCGTTGGTTATAAGGGTTCTTCACCTTATGACGCAGGTCTGTTCTACTGTCCTTACGTTCCTCTTCAGATGGTTCGTGCAGTTGGAGAAAATAGTTTCCAACCAAAAATCGGTTTCAAAACGCGCTATGGTTTGGTTGCCAACCCATTCGCAGAAGGAACCACACAGGGTCTTGGACGCCTCCGTGTCAACAGCAACCGCTACTACAGAAGAGTTGCAGTCAAAAATCTTATGTGAGTCACTGCCCTACGGGGCATCACATTCACAAGAGACCTTCGGGTCTCTTTTTTTATGCTTACATATAAATAGTTGAAAACAAATATAATAGTGGCTAATAATACATCTGGTGTAAGGATCGCTCAAAACAGTGGTCAACCCACTAGTAGAAACTTTCTGACTCCATCTGGATTTACTTTTCAGGTCCAAAGGGCACCTAAGGTTACCTATTACGGTAATCTAATAACCCTTCCTGGATTAGATTTACCATTTGTTGTTCAGAATACTTATCTCAAGGAAGTTCCATATCCTGGGGATGTTCTTGGATTTGAAGACCTAAGATTGAGGTTCTTGGTAGATTCAAATCTTGAAAACTACATGGAGATACAGAACTGGTTAAGAGGTTTAGGTTTCCCAGAAAGTCTTCAAGAAATTTATGACTTTCAAGATGAAGAAACTCCCTACAATAGAGGACAACCAGAAAAAAGTCAGTTGAACTTATATTCAGATGGTACTTTGACTATACTTGATCAACTGAACAATCCTAAGTTCAAAGTGATATTTAATGACTTGTTTCCAATATCATTAACAACGTTGACCTTTGATGCCACTTTAACAAGTGAACAATTCTTTACAGCAGAGGTGGTTTTCAAGTATACTATATACGAAATACGTGAAATTGATTGTAGTCAATGTTAGTTGATCTTGAAACAATTCAGAAGATGTGGGAAACAGATTCTAAAATGGATATTGATAATCTCCATACAGACTCTTTAAATATCCCTATTCTTCACGGAAAATATCATGAACTTTATAACAATATTCTCCTTCTGAGAAAGAAGGCAGAACAACAAAGAAAAAATATCCGACATGAGAGGTATGAATATTTTAGTGGGAAAGCAGACCCTGAGGTCTATATTGAAAATCCATTTCCCAAAAAAATCAGAGATAAAGACACTATGCAAAAATATATGGACGCAGATACAAAACTCTCAGGAGTTTCGTTGAAAATAGAATACTACTCAGTAATGCTAGATTACCTAGAAAGTATTCTCAAACAGATTACACAAAGAAATTACCAAATAAAGAATGCTATAGATTTTATTAAATTCAGTAGTGGTATGGGATAGTGAGATAAATATACATAACTGATTTTTATGTTATGTCTCACTTGACAATTGAGAAAGTCAATGAAGTATACCTAAAAATCACCACAGAACCTCATGTTGAGCACGAACTAAAAGATAGATTTACCTTTGAAGTACCTGGTGCAAAGTTCATGCCCCAATACAGAAGTAAGTATTGGGATGGACATGTACATCTATACAATCTGAAGACTAAAAGAATATATTGTGGACTATTAGATAAGATTATTGCATTCTGTGAGAATGCTGGATACACCTACAACTTTAATGAAAACAAGTTCTATGGAATGCCTTTTGAGGTAAATGAATTTGTGAATAAAGAAGGTGTAAAGGATTATATGAAATCCCTATCACCAGAAATTACACCTAGGGATTATCAGGTGGATGGTGTCTATGATGCGCTAAGGTATAATAGAAAGTTATTAATTAGTCCAACTGGTTCAGGTAAGTCATTTATGATTTATGCTGTTGTTAGGTATCATGTTGCGAAGGAAAATAAAATCTTACTGGTTGTTCCAACTACTTCACTGGTTGAACAGATGTATAAAGACTTCTCTTCCTATGGATGGGATGCAGAGAACCATTGTCATAGAATCTATGCTGGTCGTGAGAGAGTTAACACTAATGAAGTAACTATCACCACTTGGCAGTCTGTCTATCAGTTAGATAAGAAGTTCTTTGAAGAGTATGATGTAGTGATCGGTGATGAGGCTCACTTGTTTAAAAGTAAGTCACTAGTAAGTCTTATGGACAAACTTGCTGATGCTAAGTATAGATATGGATTCACTGGAACATTAGATGGGTCACAGACCCATAAGTGGGTGTTAGAGGGGTTGTTTGGACCATCATATAAAGTCACTCAAACAAAGAAATTACAGGATGAAGGTTATCTTGCAACTCTTGATATTCAGTGTCTTGTTTTGAAATATAAACCAAAAAAGTTTGATACCTATGAAGATGAAATTCAACACCTAATTGGTCATGAAAATAGAAATAAGTTTATAACAAATCTTACTGTTGATTTAAAAGGTAATACTCTTCTACTATACGCAAGAGTGGAGAAGCATGGTGCCATACTTTATGACCTGATAAATAAAAAGGTAACAGGTGATAGAAGAGTTTTCTTTATTCACGGTGGTGTTGATGCCGAGGATAGAGAACAAGTAAGAGAAATTACTGAAAGAGAAGATGGTGCTATCATCGTTGCATCATATGGAACTTTCAGTACTGGTATCAATATTAAAAAACTTCATAATGTAATATTTGCCTCTCCATCCAAATCAAGAATCCGTAATCTTCAAAGTATTGGTAGAGTCCTAAGAAAAGGCAAAGATAAGACTAAAGCAAAACTGTATGATATTGCAGACGACTTCACAATAGGGTCAAGAAAAAACTACACCTTGAATCATTTCATTGAACGCATAAAAACCTATGTTTCTGAACAATTCAATTATGACATTACAACAATAAACATCAAAGACTAAAGGAGGTAACCAATGGCCATAGAGGATGATTTTTATTGTACGATAAAATTGAAATGTGGTGATGAAATTTTTTGTAAGGTAGCAGCAACTGAAGAAGAAGATAGAACTCTTCTTTTACTTTCCAATCCAATCACTGTAGAAGAGATTGTTGTCAGAGGAACCGTAACTGGTTACAAAGTAGAACCTTGGTTAAAGACTACAGAAGAAGATTTGATTATTATCAATATGGATGATGTTCTTACAATGACTGAGAACAGTAATATAGATATGATTGTTTATTATCATGATTACTTGAGAAAGAATAACAAAGAGAATAAATCTAGTCTCTCTAAGGAGATGGGATATATTTCTTCTGTTAAGGAAGCAAAGAAATCTCTAGAGAGACTCTATAATAGTTGAGTTATATAACCTATAACATCCTTATGAACCCGGACAAGCCTAATCCTACTCCCATTTTGGATACTTGTCAACTATATGTTTTTCTGATATAATATAGAGAGAATATAAATGATGACTGATGCCCATTCAACCGATGACTACGATGAAAAGAGGAAGAAATTCTGAACACTACGTCAATAATAAAGAGTTCCTTGAAGCTCTTGAAAATTACTTTGCCGAAGTAGAACGTGCTAAGTTGAATGATAAACCAAAGCCTCCTATTCCTAGGTACATTGGTGAGTGTTTTCTAAAGATTGCAAATCATCTATCATACAAACCTAACTTCGTGAACTATATGTTCAAGGATGATATGATTTGTGATGGTATTGAAAACTGTGTCCGATACATTCATAACTTTAGTCCTGAGAAGTCAAAGAATCCCTTTGCATATTTCACTCAGATTATCTACTACGCATTCTTGAGAAGGATCCAACACGAAAAGAAACAATTAGAAATCAAAAATAAAATTCTTGAGAAGACTAATTTCGATGAAGTCTTTGATACGAATGATCTTGACAGTAGTAATTATTCCGACTATAATTCCATTAAAGACAGTGTGCATTCCAAACTTAGATACTGATGCGTGTAGCTATTATTACAGACCAGCATTTTGGGTGTCGTAAGAACTCTAAGATATTTCATGATTACTTCTTAGAGTTCTATAATGAAGTCTTCTTTCCATATCTAGAATCAATGGGTATCACCACAGTGATTGATATGGGAGATACATTTGATAGTCGTAAAGGTATTGACTTCTCTGCACTGGCATGGGCCAAAGACAATTATTATGATCGTCTGAAAGATATGGGCATCACTGTCCATACCATTGTCGGAAATCATACCGCATACTACAAGAACACTAACAAGGTCAATGCAGTAGATCTTTTACTTCGTGAATATGAGAATGTTCATGTTTATGATACTGTCACTGAAGTTGAACTTGATGGTCTCCCTATACTATTCATTCCATGGATCAATAAAGAAAATGAAGAGAGTACTTATAAATCTATTCAAAATTCAACTAGCATATGTGCGATGGGGCACCTTGAGCTTAACGGATTTAGAGTTAATAAACAAGTCGTCATGGATCATGGTGGTGAGAGCAAGTTATATTCAAAGTTCTCAAAGGTCTTCTCTGGTCACTACCACACTAGATCGGATGATGGACGGATCTTCTACCTAGGTAATCCCTATGAAATGTTCTGGACAGACGTTGGTGATAAGAGAGGTTTTACCGTCTTTGAGACAAGGACTCAAGAACATTTTCATGTAGATAATCCTTACAATCTCTTTCATGTCCTATACTATGATGATGATGATGCAGCACTTCTAAATACATCAATCTACGAAGATAAGATCGTTAAGGTTGTTGTTCGTAACAAACCAAGAATGAAAGAGTTTGAAAAGTATATTGATAAGTTATACTCTTCAAATGTTCATGAACTTAAAATCGTAGAGAACTTCCAACTTCAGGAGTCGGAAGATTTTGAAGTTGAAGAGTCAGAAGATACATTTTCTATTCTTGATAGATATATTGAGGAATCAGAAACTGAATTGGACAAATCAATCATTCAGAACCTGATTAGAGAAATCTATCAAGAAGCTTGTGAGATGACATAATGTATATCATTGCAGTTAAAGGAATGGAAAAGGATGGGGCCTATTCAGTATCCGATGAAGATGGTGATAAGATCCTTTATCTGTTTGAAGAAGAAGACGATGCAACTCGGTTTGCATTACAATTGGAAGAAGACTGTGGTTTTCCAACTATGACCACTCTAGAGATTGATGATGTACTAATGATTAAGACCTGTGAGATGCATGATCATAGGTACGCTGTGATAACACCCAATGACATTGTGATTCCTAAAACACATTATGATACTATTTCAAAAGATTAAATGGAAAAATCTACTCAGCACCGGGAACCACTTTACAGAAGTAAGTCTAGACAAAGATCAAACTACTCTCATTATTGGAACTAACGGTGCAGGTAAGTCCACTGTTCTTGATGCATTATGTTTTGTTTTGTATGGAAAGGCGTTCAGAAAAATCAATAAGAACCAGTTAATCAATACAACGAATGAGAAAGGAACTGTTGTAGAGATTGAATTTAATGTTAATGGAACAGAATGGAAAGTTGTTCGTGGAATCAAACCCAACAACTTTGAGATCTATAAAGACAATGAATTTCTAGACCAATCTCATTCTGCTATTGATCAACAGAAGTGGTTAGAACAGAATGTTCTGAAGATGAATTATAAATCATTTACACAAATCATTATCTTAGGTAGTAGTTCCTTTGTTCCATTCATGCAACTCCCCTCATCTAGTCGTAGAGAAGTTGTAGAAGAACTGTTGGACATTAAAATCTTTTCATCTATGAACAGTCTCATCAAGGAGAGGATTCGCTCTCACAAAGAAGAGATCAGAACTTTTGAGTTATCAAAAACCTCTGTCAAAGATAAAATTTCTATGCAAGAGAGGTTTATTGAAGAGGTTGAGACTACTAGTAAATCTAATATCAAAGACAAGGAAGATAAGATTAAAAGTATTCTCAATGAAGAGAATGACTTGATGAATGAGAATATAAAATTGTCAGAAGAACTTGATGATTTTGAAAGAGCTATTCAAGTTTATACTGGAGCATCAGATAAGTTAAAGAAGTTAGGTAACATTAAAGGCAAATTGTCCCAGAAAGTATCAACTATTACTAAGGAACATAAATTTTTCACAGAGAATACGGTTTGTCCTACCTGTACACAGGACATTGAGGAAGAGTTCCGAATAAATAAAATTGATGACGCTCAAAATAAGGCTAAGGAGTTGCAATCTGGTTTTATAGAACTGGAGAAGGCAATTAATGATGAAGAAGACCGAGAGCGTCAATTCAATTCACTCACTAAGGAGATCCTAACTCTCACACATGGTATTTCTAAAAACAATATTCAAATCGCTGGATGTCAAAAACAAATCAGAGATTTGGAATCGGAAATTCAAAGAGTTACCGAACAACTTGCAAACAGAAATATTGAGCATGACAAATTAGCTGAACTCAAACAAAAACTAAAGAGTACACAAGATAAACTTTCTGAGAAAAGAGAAGACATCTTCTATCATGACTTCACCTACGGTCTTCTAAAAGACGGGGGAGTAAAATCAAAGATTATCAAGAAGTATCTTCCTCTTATTAATCAGCAGGTTAATAAGTATCTACAGATGATGGAGTTTTATATCAATTTTACTTTGGATAGTGAATTCAATGAGAGTATAGAATCTCCAATACATGAGGATTTTACTTATAGTAGTTTCTCAGAAGGAGAAAAACTCAGAATTGATTTATCCCTCCTCTTTACTTGGAGAGAAGTATCCAGACATAAAAACTCTGTGAATACTAACTTGATGATACTGGATGAAATCTGTGATTCCTCTCTGGATGGGACTGGAAATGATGAGTTTCTCAAAATTATTAGATACAATCAACCTAATGCAAATGTATTTGTAATCTCTCATAAAGAGGGATTAGAAGACAAATTTGACAAAATATTAAGATTTGAGAAAGTAAAAGGATTCTCCAGATTATCTCCCTAAATAGATTAGGTTAGATGAGGTGTTATGGGATATATCTATAAGATTATCAATAATGTGAATGGTAAATTCTATATTGGTAAAACAGAGAGGACAATTGGGTATAGATTTTCTACACACAAATCCTCCTCTGTTTCACCTAAAGATTATTTTCATAGGGCATTGAAAAAATATGGTGTGGAGAATTTCTCTATTATTTCTCTTAAAGAAATAAGAGAAGAGGATGATATTAATGAATTAGAGAGACACTATATTAAGTGGTTGAAACCTCACTACAACCTCAAAGAAGGTGGTGAAGGTGGAAGACACTCTGATATATCAAGACAGAGGATGAGTAAATCTCAATTTGGTGTGAAGAGAAATCACACACCAGAAAACAGAAAGAAAACCAGTAAAAAGATTAGTGAGTCAAACAAAGGTAAGAATACCTGGACTCAAAATAAGAAGTGGTGGAATAATGGTGTTGAGTGTAAATATCAAGAAACACAACCAGAAGGATTTGTAAGAGGAAGATTACCAAAACACAAGAGAGGCCTAACACCGGGATTGGAACTCGGAACCAAACTCAATCTTACAGAGGAAGAAAGAAAGAGAAGAAGTAATCACCTTAAACAAGTCCGAAGAAAGGTGTTATAATACTGAGAACCACCGTATCCTAATGACTATTCCAAACTGGCAACACCACTCCAAGAAGGAAAAGAAGAGAAAACTTAAACCCCAAGCGATGAGGGCAAGAAGAGAAGCCCTCCGCCACTTCAAGAAGTGTCACCCAACCTCCCAGAAACGGGGGGTTTTGTCGTATATTAGCTACATACCAAACCAAAACCTATGACCGTCAATCTAGAAGTCAAAGGAAATGTGGCTCGTCTCTTGGCCACTGAGAACCTGATTGTTGAAAATAAGAAAGTACATACGGCATCATTCAATGTTGAGACCCGTGTTCTGACTCTACCTCTATGGCAGAAGTCTTCTAATGAAGTCTATGACCTATTGGTTGCTCATGAAGTCTCTCACGCCCTATACACACCTAATGAGGATTGGGATCCAGCAGTTCCACACCAGTTCTTAAATGTGGTGGAGGATGTTCGTGTAGAGAAACTCATTAAACGTAAGTTTGCTGGTCTATCTAAAACCTTCTATCGTGGTTACCAACAGTTCTATGAGGAAGACTTCTTTGAGGTAGAAGGTAAAGATGTCAATAATATGAATCTTGCCGATAAGATTAATATTTACTCCAAGATTGGTAGTTTCCTCCCAGTAACCTTTACAGAAGAAGAGAAAGAAATTCTAGATCTTGTCAATATGGCAAATACATTTGATGAGGCACAGGTTGCAGCCCTTTGTCTCTACAAATTTTGTAAGGAAGAGAGTGAGAAGGAGAGGGAAGAAGCAGATGTTCAACTTCCTAATAGTAATAGTGAAGAGAAGCAACCTGTTTCAGATTCTGGTGAAGAATCCCAACCCGTTGATAGTCAACCTCAAGACACAGAAGAAGAGGAAGATGAAGGTCAAGGTGGTACAGGAGAACAACTCTCACAAAGTGATGAACTAGAAGTAGAAACTGATACCGCATCTACAAATAACATTCAAGATTTGGTAGATAGTAATGCATCCTCTAGTCAATATCTTGAGTTTGTAGATCTTGATCTCACTAAGATTATTAACTCCAATAAGGAAGTTCATGATTATATTGAGGACTTCTGGAAACCTCATTCAGAAGAAGAGTTCTCATTTGCAGATAGTAAGTATGAAACTTTTAAGAATTCAGCTCAAAAGGAAGTAAACTATCTGGTCAAAGAGTTTGAGATGAAGAAGGCGGCAAGTTCTTATGCACGTGCATCTGTATCACGTACTGGAGTTCTGGACTGTACCAAACTTCACACCTACAAATACAATGAAGACCTCTTCAAGAAAGTAACTACACTCCCTGATGGTAAGAATCATGGTCTAGTATTTGTTCTTGATTGGTCTGGTTCTATGAATAATGTCTTGGAGGATACTGTCAAACAACTCTATAGTTTGATTTGGTTCTGTAAGAAAGTTGGTATTCCTTTTGGTGTCTATACATTTACTCAAACATTCAATGTTGTTCCTGTTGATTATGATAAGTTTGGTCGTATCGAACCTGAACCCAATTACAGTAGAACAAAAGGTTCTTTCCACATCAGTAATGACTTCTCTTTGATGGAGTTCTTTACTTCCAATACATCTCAAAAAGTTCTTGATCGTCAGATGAGGAATATTCATAGGGTTGTAATTTCTCAACGTCATTACAATTCTCCCCATGAACCACCCCGTCTGGGTCTCTCTGGAACTCCTCTAAATGAAACTATACTGACTCTTCGTCAACTTATTCCTTCTCTTCAAAGTAAGTGGAATGTTGAGAAAATTCAGTGTGTGATGTTGACTGATGGTGAATCAAATCACCTCACTGCAGATCGTTGGCTTTCTAAAGAAGATGAACCTTATATTTGTAATCGTGATCCTGGTTATACTGGTCGTTGGTCCAGGCGTCGTCTTCATCCAACTAGAGACTTTATTCGTAATCGTAAAACTGGTGTCACCTATGCAGTATCTCCAAAGTATTGGGAATTCACTAATACTCTTGTTAAGTGTGTGAAAGATGAACTCCCCTTTGTCAACTTTATTGGTATCCGCCTACTTAGCGGCCGTGATGCAAATGAGTTCATCCGTAGATACAATAATGGATATAGTCTTGAAAGTGGTAAACTGATGGCAGAATGGAAAAAGAATAGAAGTATCTCTTTAAAAATGGTTGGATATGATGCATACTTTGGTATCTCATCCAACTCACTTTCTACTGATACTACTTTTGATGTTGATGAAGGTGCCACCAAGGCAAAGATTAAATCTGCATTCATCAAGTCTCTAAAGACCAAAAAACTAAATAAGAAAGTTCTAAACGAGTTTGTAGAACTGATCTCCTGACCAGTTTCTAAACAGTCCACTCTGCCCCCTGACTCTGCCTCACTCTGCCCTATAATAAACAAGTAAACAAAGACCCCCGTAACATGGCATTGTCCACAGAATACATCGTCACATCTCTTCAAAACCTTTATGGTGAGACTGTGACCTCTGGTGATGTTCGTGCCTGGTGTGCAATGAATGGAACCACCTACAATACTGTTAGTAAAAAACTAGATGAATATAAAGTTAGTCGTGGGAAGTGGAATCTGACTATTCAAGAAAAACTGGAACAAACTTATCAAGCTCCAACAGGTCTTCCTGTCGTTGAACAAAATCTCACTCCAGTAAAAGATGATACCTTCGTCAAGTTTGGTAACTTTAATGATATTAAAAAAATTATTAAGTCCAATCTATTCTATCCAACGTTTATTACGGGTCTGTCGGGTAATGGTAAAACGCTATCTATTGAACAGGCTTGTGCCCAACTTGGTAGAGAACTAATCCGTGTAAACATTACTATTGAAACTGATGAAGACGATCTTATTGGTGGCTTCCGTCTTATTGATGGGAACACCGTATGGCACAATGGCCCAGTCATTGAGGCCCTCGAACGGGGAGCCATCTTGCTCCTTGATGAGTTGGACCTCGCCTCAAACAAAATCCTTTGTCTTCAATCAGTTCTTGAGGGGAAAGGAGTTTTCCTCAAGAAGATTGGTAGGAACGTTTCCCCAAAGACAGGTTTTAACATCTTCGCAACAGCAAACACTAAAGGAAAAGGATCTGACGACGGACGATTTATTGGTACTAATGTGCTCAACGAAGCATTCCTTGAGCGATTTCCAATAACCTTTGAACAAGAGTATCCTTCATCTTCTATTGAACAGAAGATCCTTGAAGGTGTATGTCTAGAACTTGGTATTGAAGATAGTTCATTCATCAAGCATCTCTGTGACTGGGCCGATATCATCCGTAAGACCTTCTATGATGGTGGTGTGGATGAAGTCATCTCTACCCGTCGTTTGGTTCACATCATTCGGGCTTACAGTATTTTTAATGATAAGTCTAAGGCCATTGGAGTTTGCCTGAACCGATTCGATGACGAGACAAAACAGTCCTTTATGGAATTGTATGACAAGGTTGATGCAGACTTTGTTATTCCTACAGAGGAAACTATTCTTGTTAACTCACCAACTCCTGTTGACAGTTCCATGTAATTTTGATATAATTGGGGGAGGTAATACTGCCTTCCCCTTATTATGGACAGCATAACTTTTATTAATGGACCACTTATGGATGACAAAATTGAATTGACTGACCTTAAACCATCTCCCAATAGAAAGTATAATGAAGATAAAATCTTGAAGGAGTTGTCAGATTATATTTCTGGCACATACAACCAACATTATTCTGCTGGTACTGATAGAGTACAAACACTTGACCTCATTGAAGCCTGTGGAGATGGTGAATCATTCTGTCGGTCTAACATTCTAAAGTATGCCTCTCGATATGATAAGAAAGGTACAGCAAGACGTGACATCTTAAAGATTCTGCATTATGCAGTTCTTCTGTTACACTTCAATGACAAAAACGCACAACGTGAAACTTACCCTCAATGACAATGAAACTCTCTGACAAGACTGTAAACATCCTGAAGAACTTCTCTTCTATCAATCAGTCTATCCTTTTCAAGGAAGGTAATAAACTCCGAACTATTTCGGTAATGAAAAACATTCTGGCAGAGGCTGAGATTGATGAGGATTTTCCTAGGGACTTTGGTATCTATGACTTGAATCAGTTTCTTAATGGTTTGAATCTTCATGCTAGTCCTGACCTGGACTTTGATAATGAAGGATATGTTGTCATCAAAGAAGGTCGCTCTCGTTCCAAGTATTTCTTTGCTGATAAGAATGTTATCGTGACTCCTCCTGACAAAGATATCACTCTTCCTTCTGAAGATGTTGCCTTTGATCTGGATACCCAGCAGTTGGATAAACTCCTCAAGGCTGCAGCCGTTTATCAAGTACCCGATCTCTCTGTCGTTGGTGAGAATGGTGTTGTTAAAGTGGTTGTCCGTGACAAGAAGAATGACACATCAAACAACTTCCAAATTGTTGTTGGTGAGACAACTTCAGAGTTCTTCTTCAACTTCAAAGTTGAGAATATTAAGATCATTCCTGGAACATATGAGGTTGCTGTATCCCAGAAACTCCTGGCCAAGTTCACTAACAAGAACTATGACTTGCAGTATTACATTGCATTGGAACCTGATTCCACCTTCGGAGGTTGATGTGACACAGTGGGAACTGACATACAGACTCCCCACCACGGGGAGTAAGTATCATAAAATGATTGTGGAAGCAAATTACCAACATGATGCAAAAAAGATTGCACAGGCTCAAGTTCCCTCTGCCACGATTTGTGGTGGAGCCAGACGTGTCCGTTGATATTCCTATGAGAATTATAGGTAGTATCACTGTGATTGCTGCCTACTTTGTAGTCTTACATGTGAATGTGTTAGCAGGTGTTGTAATGAACGTTATAGCAGATTGTTTATCAGTTCCCTACTTTGTTAGAACTAAATCATGGGATGTAGTTATTATGCTAAGTTTTTTATTAGCAATCAGTTTCAGTAAATTATTAACATGACAAATTGGAAAGAAAAATATAATGAATTGACGGATTCTGAACTCAACAAAATTGCAGTTCTTCGTGTCATGGAATGTACTAATGGAATTATTCAACATTCATTTAGAGATAAATCTCCTGACGCATTAACTATCGAAGAGACAAGAGCAACAATGAAGTTCAGTATGTCATGTATGAAGAACATGGTAATTCCTCTTAAAGAAGAAACCATCACATTCAAACCTACAACAGAAGAACTTCTTCGTCGGGCCAGAGAACTATACGTCAGTGGTGTCAAACAGGGTAATGATGAGGACTTCAAAGAGTTCATGGAAATCTCTAAAGCCACTGCACAAGTATGTGGTATGAGAAGAATTATTGACGCCAAGAAGATTCTTGAACAAAACGTTGACGTGTTTCCCCCAGGTACATTAGATTGGGGTGTAAGTTACCTTATGCAATTCTTTACTGATGAATATCTTCGTGACTTCTTCCAATCCGGTGGATTCGGCAATAGTCCTTCCTGACAAACATATTGTAAAGATGCCCTTAGAGACCTGTCAGATGCTCTCTATCGTCTGTTCAGACAAGTGGGGGCATGGTTATGGTACTTTGCCTAAGGCAGACGGTAACCCCTATGCTACAGAGAAAGGAGCATTCCGCAATCACCCTTGCACCAAGTGGGCAAACGAGACTGTAGCAAACTCTAGATGGTTACTTGCTCATGGTATTGCATTATGTGAAGAGTATTTCAATCGATATGGGAAATGCCATACTTGCTTCAAGACTCTCCTTGCTGCTGATGAAATCATTCCTTATGTGAAATGGGATGGTCATACTCCTTTTGTTCGTGCAATGCCTGAGGAGTTCAAGTTTGATGATAGTATTGACACACTCACTGCTTACAAAATGTACATTGCATCTAAACCATGGGTGAAAGATAACTATCTTCGTCTCCCTGATCGTAAACCTGAATGGATATGAAAACTACATTAACTGTTAGTGACGATGGAATCCTTACATTTCCTGACGATCTGATGAAAGAACTTGGATGGAAAGAAGGTGATCTACTACAATGGATTGACAACAATGATGGTTCTTTCTCTCTAGTAAAAAATGACGAAACACTTTAAACAAACTTGTGACAAACCATATGATCGTCATGATTATAAAATGGTGTACTCAAACAATCAATCTGTGGTGGTAGATTCATGGGAACAAGTTCGACAAATTTGGTGGGAAACTCCATCAGAATTTCAATCTCATATTGAAGTGTTGGATAAAATTAATATCCGTCCCAAACACATGACCAAAGGATTTGTATGATCATTGATTATGATCACAACCAAGTACCAGTTCCACAAGAAATAGTTGATTTTTGTGACCACTTCACCTATAATGCTGAACGTGATGAACTGAGGTACCTTGATTGTGTCTATATGCATATGGGGTATTATGGTGGTGACCCTACACAACTTGAACAGATGAGACAACGTATTTTACCTATTTTTTGAATTTATTATGAACAATGATTTTTTGTGGTGCGAGCGTTACAGACCACAGACCATTGATGAATGTATCCTCCCTGAGGCTACAAAGAAAACCTTTAAAGAATTTCTAGATAAGGGTGAGGTTCCTAATCTTCTTCTTTCTGGTCCTCCTGGTGTAGGTAAGACCACTGTCGCTAAAGCCCTTTGTAATCAACTTGGAGTAGATTCCTATGTCATCAACGGATCCGATGAAGGTAGATTTCTTGACACTGTACGGAATCAGGCCAAGAACTTTGCTTCGACCGTATCACTTTCGTCAGATGCAAAACACAAAGTCATCATCATTGACGAAGCTGATAACACAGGGAACGATGTACAACTCCTCTTACGGGCAAACATTGAGACGTTTTATAACAACTGTCGATTCATCTTCACCTGCAATTATAAAAACAAAATCATCGAACCCCTACATTCTAGGTGTGCCGTCATTGACTTTGGAATCAAGGGAAAAGAACGACAGGAAATTGCAGCAGGATTCTTCAAACGTCTCCAAGAAATCCTGGATGCAGAAGGTATTAAATATGATAACAAGGTCTTGGTAGAACTCATCAACAAACACTTCCCTGATTGGCGTCGTGTTCTGAATGAGTGTCAAAGGTATTCCACTAGTGGTAGTATTGACTCTGCTATTCTTGCATCATTCTCTGACGTATCTGTAAATGACCTCATCAAAAACCTCAAAGAAAAGAACTTCTCCGAAGTTCGCAAGTGGGTTGTTTCTAACCTGGACAATGATGCTAGTGTCCTTTTCCGTCGTATTTACGATGCTCTTGTTGTATCCCTTGAAAACAATAGTATTCCTGCTGCTGTGTTGGTTCTTGCTAAGTATCAGTATCAAATGGCATTTTGTACGGACCAGGAGATAAATATGCTTGCTTGTTTGACTGAAATAATGGTGGAGTGCGAGTTCCGTTAATTAACTAATAAAAAACAATGAATGTAAAACTATTTCGTATTATCACTGGTGAAGAAGTGATTGCAGAACTTCTTTCTGAAGATGACTCAACTGTGACTCTTCAGAATGGTCTAGTTGTTCTCCCTTCAGGACAGAGTGTTGGGTTTGCTCCATGGGCAATGGTGATTGATAAGGATCAACCTGAGATCACGGTAAGTAGAACACACATCGTATACATCGCTGAGGTTGATGAAGGTATCACCAAGAAGTATAATGAAGTATATGGAAGTAAACTGGTAACACCAGACAAAAAGAAATTGATTCTTTAAATTATGGAACTTAAGGACTGGTTGAACTCAATTAATTTTACCAAGGAGAATCTGATTAAAGATGAACCTTCTTTGGCAAAAGACTATCCACCATACATCATCAATCGTTGTCTCTCTGGACACATGGATTGTATTATGTTTGCCAACGAGATGAACAAGTACAGTTTTTTAGATAAAGATATGCAATATGAATTTTATCTAAATATATTGAGAAAGAGGAAGAGATTCTCTCCCTGGCTCCGCAAAGATAAGATCTCAGATTTAGAGATTGTGAAACGTTACTATGGTTATAGTAATGAAAAGGCTTCTCAGGCTTTGAAAATTTTATCCAATGAGCAACTTAATTTTATTAAACAACGACTTGAAACTGGTGGAAAAAAATGACACAGACTGTTGAGCCTCAGGTTGATTGGTCAAGAGACCAAATGGTAGAGGTTAGGCTAAATGAACCTGATGATTTCTTAAAAGTTCGTGAGACTCTGACCCGTATTGGGGTTGCCTCTAGAAAAGAAAAGAAACTTTACCAATCCTGTCATATTCTACATAAGCAAGGTAAATACTATATCGTACACTTTAAGGAGTTATTTGCCCTTGATGGTAAATACGCTAATCTTACTGTTAATGATGTTCAGCGTAGGAACCGTATTACTCGCTTGCTTGTTGATTGGGGCTTGATAGATGTTGTCATCGAAGAATCAATTCAAGATATTGCACCATTGAATCAAATCAAAGTACTCCCTTACAGAGAGAAGACAGAGTGGATTCTAGAACAGAAGTATAATATTGGTAAGAAGAATAATATCAAGGTTGGCCAACCTGAATAAATAAGACTGAGACTCCTTTCGTGCGGTCTCTACAAAAGTCGGAACACCCAAAGACCTCTTGTCTCTTGACAGGGGTCTTTTTTTATGTTATACTGTATAAATAAATTCGTTCTCCATGAAAAGAACTTAATTGCTTCTTGATTGGAAATTAAAAAAGAGGTAAACCATGATTACACCAGAGGTGTATGAAGAATTTCGTACAGATGTTCTTAGCGTAATTAATAATCAAGAAATTTTTACATTAGCAAAAATAAAAGTTTTTATCAAACAAATGGCCGCTGGCAAGTCATGGTTCCAAGGTAAAGAATTGTCGCCAGAGTTATATAAAGTATTTTGTAATCAAAAGTTTAATATTCGCGTAGCACCAAAAAACGAAACATGTAACGATGGTATCTTTGAAAAGGAAACCGTTGTGGATGGTAAAAAATATAAGTACAGGGACATCACCCACATTAAAGATTCTTTGATGATGGATGAGTTTTTGTCTGATTGTTTTGACACAGATAATATCTATATTTTTTCAATCACTCATGCTAAATTTGGAATTTATTTTGAATGTTTTCTCAGATATGCCCTGTGTACAGTCCTGTGGATTGAAGAAGTTCATGAGTGTTTAGCAGTAGGTGATCCCGGATCAACTGCATATCAATATGGGACAGGATATAATACTCCATTTGATGCAAAGGTTGCATTGAGATTTAGAGAATGGATGAAAATTAATGGAAGAGTATTAGCGTTCACTGCTACTCCAACCCTGCATCAGCAAGAGTATGATGAATATATTATTGATGGTGGTATAAAAACAGATCAAAAATTCTCTGATTTATTCTATAAGTGTAATGAACTTACAAATCTAGATTCTTTAATCCCTAACCAAGCTTGGGTGGATAAAACTATTCGATATAACCTTGTTTATAGAAAGACACAGGAATGTGTTGACCCGCATGTAGGAACTATGATTGATAGTTTATTAAACAGGGAATCTGAGTTAGAAGAACAAAAAAAAGTAGATCCCAATGTTCAATCAAAACTTACATCTCTGATTCGATGTGGTCAGGGTGGTGGAGCCTGGGGATGCCCTATTCATAAAGGTCCATTTGGTGGATCCGGCAAAAGAGATCCAATTGAACATGATATTGGAATGGTTCAAATTGTTGGAAAGCATCTTCAACAAAGAGGATTTGATTGTAATTCTCGTATGATTGCTACTCTTCAGGAATCTGGTAGTGGTGGTAATAGAATCTGGAATTTAAATGGAGAGGTAGTCGAAAAGAAATTGTCATGGGAAGATGTGAAGAATCGTTTAAATGATAATGATGATCTACTCCGACACTTAATTGTTGTAAATCGTGGTGGATCTGGAATTAATGTTTATAATATTGGAGCAATTTTTATTGCTTCTGTTAGAGATGCTCTTTGGTCCAGGGAACACATCCCATGTCAAGTTTTGGGAAGAGGTGTACGTTGTAATTGGGGATATGGAAATATTGGAAGAAAATATAATAACGATTTGCGTAATTTTATCCCTGTCAAACAACTTGAAGGTAATATTGAAACTACTGTCGAAGTAATTAAAACAGCAAATAAATTAGATATTTGGTACCCTAGAGGACTTACCGACAGGGGTAGTAAAACTAAAGTTGATGTATGGGAAGATTCAGTTACTATTTTTAGACGTGACTATTGTAATTCTATACAAGATGGATATTCTTGGTTACATGATCAAACCGGAACTAAACCCTCAATGATTGAAAGTGCATTACCTTTACCGGGGAAACTTCTGTGTCCACATTGTGGAAACCCAGTTTATTATTCTGGAGATAAAACGGGTGATGGAACACTATTACCATTCTTTGAATAAAACCGAATAAAAATCTACGGAGTTCACTACCCCGTTTTTTTGTTTTTTCTGTTATAAATAATGAGTGAACGCCTTCGGGGTTCACACAATCAAATCTCGCTTATTTAAGGAGAAGTACATGACCAATCTCATGAAGTATAATGCTGCCGACCTGGACAAATTCATGGACAGGATTACGCGCAACACAATTGGAATGGATGACTACATTGATAGAATCCTAAGAGGTCAAGAAACATCAAACTATCCTCCATACAACCTCATTCAAGTCAGTGACACAGAATCACAACTAGAGTTAGCTTTGGCAGGATTCAAACCAGAAGAAGTCAATGTCTACACAGAAGAAGGAAAACTTTTCGTCGAAGGAAAACGAGAAGAATCCACAGAGAAAACAACATTCGTCCACAGAGGAGTGGCTGCAAGATCTTTCACCAGAGCTTGGACACTGGCAGAGGATACGGAAGTTGGATCAGTTAAATTTGAGAATGGGCTCTTAACGATTTCTATGAAGAGGATTGTTCCAGAACATCATCAACGTAAGAACTGGTTCTAAATAGAACGTATCGTCGCCGCAGAGGGGTAACTGGCACAATCCAGTGACAACCCCTCTTTTTTATGTTATAATTTATAAGAGGTATATTGTAAAAGATGACTGTTAAACTATTACTATTGAAGTCTGGAGAAGACGTTATCGCAGACGTAAAAGAGATGTGTGTTGGTGATGAGGAAAAACCTACAGTGGTTGGTTATTTTCTTAGATACCCTTGTCGAGTAAAATTGGTTGGACAAGATACGGATCATAAGGGAGATAAACAGCACCCGTTTAGAATGCAACTTACTCCATGGATGCCCCTAAGTAAAGATGAAATGATTCCTGTTGTTGCAGATTGGGTTGTCACTGCAACTGAACCAATTGATGAACTAAAAGAAGCTTACGAAAAAGGAGTAGAGAAAAATGAAAATAGAAAACTTGAAACTACTGTCACTGACGGATCAGAGACTGATCCTGACACAGATTGAAGAGGTCTCAGCAGACCTGGGTGAACCAGACTGTAAACTGATAGAACCTTTTATTCTTAATGCCAGTACAATGACACTATCCCCATGGTTTGTTGACATCACAAATCAGAATGAGTTTATGATTCATTCTGAAAAGATTTTGACAATTATGGAACCTAACAGTAAACTGAAAGTGATGTATGAGGACTTACTTAAGGAATGAATTTCTATACAAACATACAGATGATTGGAAATCAATTCCTTGTTCGTGGTTATGAGGACGGAAAGAGAGTTCACTATCGTGATACCAACTATCGTCCAACTCTGTATGTTAACTCTAAAGTCCCCACAAAATACAAAACTCTGGAAGGTGAATATGTTGAGGAAATTCAACCTGGAACAGTAAAGGACTGTAGAGACTTTTATAAGAAGTATGATGAGATCGAGAACTTCAAGATCTATGGTAATGAGAGATATATCTACCAATACATTTCTGACAAGTATCCTCAGGATGAGATAAAGTTTGACATCAAGAAGATGAGACTTTTGACTATCGATATTGAGGTCTCATCAGAAGAGGGATTTCCTGACCCAGAACATTGTTCTGAGGAGATGTTGACCATCTCTATTCAGGATTATGCAACTAAGAAAATTACAACTTGGGGCAGAAAACCATATACCCCTAGTCAGGACAATGTGACCTATCATTATTATCCTGAAGAAAGAGAAATGCTTGGTGCATTCATTGATTGGTGGATGAATGACTATCCTGATGTTGTGACTGGGTGGAATACCCGTCTGTACGACATCCCATATATCTGTGGAAGGATCGATAGGGTTCTGGGTGAGAGGGCCCTTAGGAATCTGTCTCCATGGGGTCTAGCGACCAAGAGAGAGACTTGGATCAATGGCCGTATGTTTTATATCTACGATATTGGTGGTATCACTGACCTAGACTATCTGGAGTTGTATAAGAAGTTTACTTATGTGAATCGTGAGTCTTACCGACTGGACTTCATTGCAGAGGTTGAACTTGGTCAAAAGAAATTAGACCACTCTGAGTTTGATACATTCAAAGACTTCTATACTGGTGATTGGAAAAAGTTTGTAGATTACAACATCGTTGACGTGGAACTTGTTGACCGTATGGAAGACAAGATGAAACTGATTGAGTTGGTTATCACCATGGCATACGATGGTAAGGTAAACTTTGGTGACCCAATGTTCCAAGTTAGATTGTGGGACACCATTATCTACAACTATTTGAAGAAGAGGAATATTGTTATTCCTCCAAGGATCAATACTGATAAGAGTGAAAAGTTTGCTGGGGCCTATGTAAAGGAACCCAAACCAGGTGTATATGATTGGGTTGTAAGTTTTGACTTGAACTCACTTTATCCGCATTTAATTATGCAATACAATATCTCACCTGAGACACTTCAGGAAGAGAAGCACCCATCAGTTACCATTCAAAAGATTCTTGATGAGAAACTTGATTTTCAGATGTATAAGGACTATGCGGTCTGTGCCAATGGTGCAATGTACCGTAAAGATGTGAAAGGTTTCCTACCTGAACTGATGGAGAAGATGTATGCTGAACGTAAGGCATTCAAGAAGGAGATGTTGAAGTCTAAACAGAAACTGGTTGACATTGAATCAAAACTGAAGACCAATAAGGATCCAGTTCTCCGTAGACAGAGAGAACAAACCATCAAAGATATTGCTAAGTTCAATAACTTTCAGATGGTGAGAAAGATTTGTTTGAACTCTGCCTACGGTGCAATTGGTAATGCATACTTTAGATATTTCAAACTTGCCAATGCAGAAGCGATTACGATGTCAGGTCAGACATCTATTCGTTGGATTGAAAATCATATGAATGAATATCTAAATAACTTACTTTCAACAGAAGATGTAGATTATGTCATCGCATCTGACACCGATTCAATCTATCTTAACTTTGGACCTATTGTTGATAAATTTCTTGGTGATAAAGTTAACGATACGAGCAAGGTTGTTTCTATCATTGACAAAGTCTGTCAAGAGAAACTGGAACCGTTCATCGAAACATCTTATCAAAATCTTGCGACGTATGTAAACGCATACGATCAGAAGATGCAGATGAAACGGGAGAACATTGCAGACCGTGGAATTTGGACTGCAAAGAAGAGATACATTCTCAATGTATGGGATAGTGAAGGTGTTAGGTATGAAGATCCTAAACTTAAGATCATGGGTATTGAGGCAGTCAAGTCATCCACTCCAGCACCCTGTAGGAGTATGATTAAGGATGCTCTCAAACTAATGATGAATGGAACAGAAGATGATGTGATTGAGTATATTGATAAGTGTAGAAGTGACTTTAAGAAACTTCCCATTGAAGCTATTTCTTTCCCTAGATCTGTTTCTGATGCCCAGAAGTATAAGGCACATGCAACGATCTACTCAAAGGGAACTCCTATTCATTGTCGTGGTGCCCTATTGTTCAATCACTACATAAAAGAAAAGAAGTTAACAAACAAATATTCACTTATCAATAACGGTGAAAAGATTAAATTTTGTTATCTTAAAAAACCAAATATCATCCATGAGAATGTGATCTCATTTATTTCAGAGTTTCCAACAGAGTTGGGACTTGACCAATATGTGGATTATGACTTACAATTTGAAAAGGCATTCTTAGAACCTCTCAAGGTCATTCTTGATGCCATTGGATGGAATGTAACTAAGATAAATACTTTAGAAAGTTTTTTTATGTAAAGTATGACCATGGGCAAATATTATACTTATGCCTATTTGCGTGAAGATGGAACTCCTTATTATATCGGTAAAGGATTAAAAAACAGGAAATCTAAAAAGCATTTTAGAAGAAATGGAAAAGTATTTTCTCCTCCATCAGAAGATAAAATAATTATTCTCAAACAGAATTTAACTGAAAAAGAAGCATTTAAGCACGAAATTTATATGATTTCCGTTTTGGGTAGAAAAGATTTGGGGACTGGTATTTTGAGAAATTTGACTGAAGGTGGTGAAGGGAGTAGTGGATATAAACACTCCGATGAATTTAAATCTAAAATTAGAAAAGTTCAGAGTGGTAGAGTTATTTCCAATACAACTAAAGAAAAAATGAGAAATGCAAATCTTGGAAAAGTTTTATCTGATGAACATAAAAAAAAGATTGGAGAATCGCAAGGGGGGAAAGTTGTAAATGAGGAGGTTAGAAAAAAAATAAGTAATACACTAAAAGGAAAAAAACATAGTCCAGAAAGAATTAATAATATAAGAAAGGGAATGGGATGTGAAACTTATAAATTCATTTCCCCAGAAGGTAAAATAATTGAAGTTGATAATATGACGCAATTCTGCTATGATAGAAATCTACAGCAAAGTTGTATGTCAAACATCTGGAACAATAAAAGAAACTTTCATAAAGGATGGAAAAAAGCATAATGGACTTTTTATCAGATATTGTAAAAGAGATTGGAGATGACTTTACCAAACTTGCTGCCGACATCGATGACACTGAGACATATGTGGACACAGGTTCGTTCGTTCTTAACGCTCTTGTATCTGGGTCTATCCGTGGTGGTGTATCTGGGAATAAAATTACTGCAATTGCTGGCGAAAGTTCTACTGGAAAGACTTTCTTTTCACTCGCAGTGGTCAAGAACTTCTTGGATACTAATCCCGATGCATATTGCCTTTATTTTGATACTGAGGCAGCAGTTAATAAGTCACTACTAGTAAGTCGTGGCATTGATCTGAATCGACTAGTTGTTGTTAATGTCGTTACCATTGAGGAGTTTAGGAGTAAGGCTCTCAAGGCGGTAGACATGTATTCAAAAAAACCTGAAGATGAACGTAAACCTTGTATGTTTGTGTTAGATTCTTTAGGAATGCTTTCTACAGAGAAAGAAATCACTGATGCCCTCAATGAGAAACTTGTCCGTGATATGACAAAATCTCAGTTGATTAAAGGGGCTTTCAGAATGTTGACTCTTAAATTGGGTCAAGCCAAAATACCAATGATTGTAACCAATCACACCTATGATGTCATCGGAGCTTATGTTCCTACAAAGGAAATGGGTGGGGGTTGTTTAGTTGCGGGAACTAAGATACAAACAGAAAATGGTTCTATTCCTATTGAATCTATTCAAGTTGGTGACAAAGTGAGAACTATGTTTGGTTATTCATCAGTTACTGACACTTTCCATTTCACCGATAAAGATGTTTATGAATTGGAATTGGAAGATGGAGAAACTATTAGATGTTCTGGCGAACATAAGTTTTTAGTAGATACTGGAGATGGTTATGAATGGAAATCCGTTACTGAGTTATTACCTTCAGATACTATCAAATCTATGTGAAAGTTGGTTCTGGACTAAATAATAATAATTGAGTCCAGAACCTTGTTTTTATCCAATAAGTATACTGATTGTTATTTCCGTATTATTAATAAGGCAAATCTTAGGAAACTTCCTCAAATTACTGAATGTCATCATATTATACCTAAATCATTAGGTGGAGGAGAAGAACCAGAAAACAAAGTATATCTAACACCAAGAGAACATTTTGTCTGTCATCATCTTCTTCTGAAGATGTTAGAGGGAAAATCAAAACAGAAAATGTGTTATGCTTTTTATAGAATGAACTCCAGTAATAATGGAGTTAGGTGTGAAAATCTCAATTCTTATGATAGAATAAGAGAACACTACTCTCATCTCACTTCTGGAGTAAATAACCCATTTTATGGGAAGGGGCATTTTGGATATTCTAACCCAATGTCCAAACCTGAGGTTCGGGAGAAACATAAACAAATAGTTTCTTCACCTGAACATAGAAAGATGATGAGTGATAAAATGTCTGGTGAAAATAATCCATTTTACGGAAGAACTCATTCAGATGAAACCAAGAAACATCTTTCTGAGTTGGCGTCTCAGAGAACAGGTGAAAACTCTTCCCGTTATGGGAAGAAACACAGACGAGTTGTTTGTGAACACTGCCAAAAAGAAATTACTTACCCAATGTATAAGAGGTGGCATGGAACGAATTGTAAAGTCTATCAAGAAAATAAAGACTGAGGATGTTTATGACATCACAGTTGAAGGAGAACATCATTATATTCTTGGTAATGGTGTCGTGTCTCACAATTCTGGCCTTAAGTATGCAGCGTCTACAATCATCTATCTCTCAAAGAAAAAGGAAAAGGATGGAACAGAAGTGGTCGGCAATCTTATCAAGGCTAAGACTGCTAAGTCGCGTTTAAGTAAAGAGAATAAAGATGTTACTATACGTCTCTATTACGATGAACGTGGTCTTGATAGGTATTACGGTCTCTTAGAACTTGGAGAACTTGGTGGACTATGGAAAAACGTTGCAGGACGTTATGAGATGGATGGTAAGAAAGTCTATGCTAAGGCCATCCTGAAAGAACCTGAGACTTATTTTACACCTGAAGTGATGGAAAAACTAGATGAAATCGCAAAAGAACAATTCTCTTATGGTTCGTCATTATGATGTTGTTCCAGAGTCATACTGTAAAAAACTAATTGAGATATTTGAAAACTCCTCTAATCAGGAGTTTATCAATAATGATCACAAACCATGTTTCAGTCAGGTTAATCTGAGTAAAGAAAATCCTGAAATGGTCAGACAAATCATTCCCATTATTAAAGGTGTACATACTCTGTATAAGAAGGAAACCAAATCTTATTTTCTTCCAGAGTTAAATGCCCTTGAAGAACTTAGGATTAAAAGATACCTTCCTAATGGTGAGGAAAGGTTTGATGAACATGTAGACGTGACTGACTATCCCTCATCAAGAAGGTCAGTTGCATTTTTATTTTATCTGAATACTAATGATGGTAATACAGTTTTTTCTAAACAGAAGTTGAACATTAAACCAAAGTGTGGTAGGGTAGTAGTATTCCCTCCTACATGGGAATATCCTCATGCAAGACTCCCCCCAACAACTAGTAACAAATACATCATGAGTACATATATTCACTATGGATAAGGTTGAATTTTTAGTTCTGAAAAATCTAATACACAATGAAAAATACTTGAGAAAGGTTCTTCCATTCATTAAAGAAGAATATTTTGATGATACTAAATATAAGGTAATCTTCGACGAGATCTCTACCTTTACTGCTGAGTATAACGAACTCCCTACAAAAGAGATTCTCAATATTGAGATTGAAAAGAGAAGAGATATTAATGAGGACTCTTATAAACAGATTTCTCATGTAGTTAATTGTCTTGAGGACGATGTTGTAGAGTTTGATTGGTTGGTTAACACTACTGAGAAGTGGTGTCGTGACCGTGCCATTTATCTTGCCTTGATTGAATCCATTCAGATTGCTGATGGAGGAGATGTCAAGAAGGCACCAGATGCCATTCCATCTATTCTGTCTGATGCTCTGGCAGTTAGTTTTGACAACCATGTAGGACATGATTACCTTGAAGATTATGAATCACGATACGAGTCTTATCACAGGAAGGAGGAGAGAATTGAATTCGATCTCGACTATTTTAACAAAATCACGAAAGGTGGGCTCCCTAACAAAACTCTTAACATCGCACTTGCTGGTTGCGTTCATCCAGAAACTAAAGTTAAAATTAGATTTAAGAAGATTTCTTGATTATGGAATTTGGTGCTGGTTCTCCAGTTCCAAATTTCCATCCTTCGTTTAATTTAGTATCAATATTTTCTGGTAGTATTCTTTTCCATCCCTTTGTTCCTGGTAAGTACATTACCTTTTTTCCTTTATGTGCTTTACCTCCAAGAGATGCTCTTTGTTGTCTTCCTTGATTAGACGCCCAGTAATTGAATTCTTTAGATGCTCTTTGCTTTCCTCCAAAAGATGCTCTTTCCTTTCTACCTTCTTCTGTACTCCAGTAATAAAAATTTTTAATGTTATCTTTTAAATATTCTTGTTTTTGAGTTTCCATTCCTTTGACCATCCATTCTTTTCTTTCATCTATTGGAACAGAAAAGAAACCAATCTTATTATCTCTACAAAATTCCCCAATTATTTTTCTATATTGTGGAGATAAGTTTGCTCCTAACATTTTCATAGACCTTAAGTCATTTGGATTTTTGTATATTTTCCATAACAAATAATGTGCTATGATATGTTCTCTAACATTTAGGTATGTAAGGTTACAATCATCATCTGTTCCTCCCATATGTTTAGGAACAACATGATGTTCGTGTAGTCCTGAATATTTTTTATAATCTTCTTTTCTTGACTTATTGCCTTTGCATAAGTTAGAATAGATACGATCAAACATTCCCTGTCCCTGCTACTGCTATTATTTATATAAAATGTGGATTGAAAAAGAAACAACAATTGCTGAAATCAAAACATTACTTGATAATGGATATGAAGTAGAAGTTGATTCTCCCGATGGATATGTTCCAGTTAATTTCTTTATTAACAAAGGAATGTATGATGAATATGTTTTGAGAATCGATGGCATTGATGAACTTATAAGATGCAATGCCAATCATTTATTTCAGACATCTTTGGGGTGGATGAGTGCATCGCATCTTTATAAAAAATATAAAATAATGCATTTTTTAACCGAGAGTGGTTATAAACTTGGTAGTGTATTTAAAACAGGAAATCAAATACCTATTGTTGATATTAATGTAAATCATCCAAATCACAGGTATTATACTAATGGAGTTTCTTCTCATAATACTGGCGTCGGGAAATCTCTATTCATGTGCCATGTGGCTAGCTCCGTCTTGCTCCAAGGGAGGAACGTTCTCTACATTACAATGGAGATGGCAGAAGAGCGCATTGCTGAAAGAATTGATGCGAACCTCTTGAATGTAAATATCCAGGAAATTGTTGACCTTCCAAAACAAATGTTTGAAACAAAGGTTACAAACCTGGCACAAAAGACTCAAGGTCACCTAATTATTAAGGAGTATCCTACTGCCTCTGCTCATGCTGGACACTTCAAATCACTTCTTAATGAACTTGCACTTAAGAAGTCATTTCGACCTGATATTATTTTCATTGATTACCTTAATATATGTTCTTCCGAAAGATATCGCGGAAATAGCACTGTCAATTCATATTCATATATTAAAGCAATTGCTGAAGAACTTAGAGGACTTGCTGTTGAAGCAAACGTCCCTATCATATCTGCCACTCAGACCACTCGTTCTGGTTATGGTAGCTCTGACGTTGAGCTTACTGACACTAGTGAGTCCTTTGGTCTCCCTGCTACTGCTGATCTTATGTTTGCCCTTATTTCGACTGAAGAGTTGGAATCGTTGGGACAAATACTTGTAAAGCAATTGAAGAATAGGTATAATGATTACTCTGTCCATAGACGTTTTGTTGTTGGTATTGATCGTGCCAAGATGAGATTATATGATTGTGAACAGTCTGCACAGGATGACCTTCTTGACAATGGTAAGGAAGAAGAGTACAATAATGATGAACAAGAAAAACCTAAAAAATCATTTAGTGGATTTAAATTTTAATGACTGTAAATACTGAAGCATATCTTGAATTTGTCAATGCCGTCACCTCACAACAAAGTAAAGATCACGAAGCATTCCTCTATCGTCTTCAAGAATTGGAAGGCCAAGAGTTTCCTACCGAGCGACTGTTTACTGCTGCTGTAGGAATGTCTGCTGAGGCAGGTGAGTTTACTGAAGTTGTCAAGAAGATCGTCTTCCAAGGTAAACCAGTAAATGAAGAAAACTTATTTCATCTGAAACGTGAACTTGGTGATATTATGTGGTATGTTGCTCAAGCGTGTATGGGTCTTGATACGACCATTGATGAAATTATTGAGATGAATGTTGAGAAACTGAAGTCTCGTTATCCTGGTGGAGAATTTTCCGTAAAACATTCCGAAGTCCGAAAGGAAGGTGATGTATGACCTACGACTTCTCATTTGCACATTCACCTGAAGGATTTGATAATCATATCAACGATAGTATTCGTGGATATTCAAACCTCCTAGAAGATACTGTATCGTTCTCTCGATACTTTGTGGAGGATCATACTAAAGTTGTTGATGTTGGATGTTCAACTGGTAAACTTACCAAGATGATTATTGACAACAATCCTAATCGTCAGTACGCACATTATGTGGGTGTAGAACTTGCTGGTAGTTTTTATGATGATCTTGAGGAACGTCATATAGAGGTTCGTAAAGAATACCCTGGTGCATTGTTAGAATGGGTTCGTGGTAATGTCACTAACTATGAGTTCAAGAACTGTTCTCTAGTAACATCACTGTTTACTCTACAGTTTATGCCCAAGACTACCAGACAAGATACGATCAATAAGATCTATAATGGTCTCAATGAAGGTGGTGCATTTATCTTTGCTGAGAAGTTGATGTGTGAGAATGCATTCTTTCAAGAACTTCTTACCTTTAATCATTATGATTACAAGAGAAAGACTTTCAGTGCAGAACAAATCATGGATAAGGAGAAACAACTTCGTGATATGTTGAAACCTAATACATGGTCTGAACTAAGAGATATGGTGATGACTGCGGGGTTCAAAGACTGTCAGATCTTCTGGAGAAACCATCAGTTCGTTGGAGTTATTGCAATTAAGTAATGTGTGGAATTATTGGTGGATTTGATATTCCACAAATTGAAAAAGGTTTGAACTCTATTATTCATAGGGGACCAGATAACCAACAGATTGTCCAAATGGAGAACATCTATTTTGGACATGTTCGTTTGTCTATTATTGATACTAGTAATGAGTCAAATCAGCCATTTGTTTATGGTGACACCACCATGATCTTCAATGGTACCATTTGGAACTATCGTGAGTTAAGAGAAGAATTGAATATTGAAACAAAGACTTCAGGTGACACTGAGGTACTTTGTGCTATCTTGGATAGGTATGGTATTGAAGGATTGAATAAAGTTCAAGGAATGTTTGCCATTGCATTTACTCAAGGAGACGGTTCTATTACTATTGTGAGAGACCGTCATGGTGAAGTTCCTCTTCATTACTCTCTCCTTACAGGTCTCTTTCCATCATTCTCTTTCTGTTCAGAGATCAAAGGTCTTTTGGCAATGGGGGAGATTGGTAAAACAGTTAAAATGTTAGAACCCGGATCATTTATTAAGGTTTCCTCTGATTACTCTGTAAAAGAGGGGTATTGGTATAACGTCAGAGAACATATCGAAGATACTTCTACATGGAACTTTAATGATTCTAAAGCGATGGTTTATAGAAACATTGTGATGGGTTCATTTGAAAGAACTGTTGCCGATGTTCCTGTTGCATGCTTACTCTCTGGTGGTATTGATTCTGCTATCACAACTCTCATTGCATCTAAACACATCCCAAACTTGGTGACATATACTGCAGTCCATGATGAGAACTCAAAAGATTTAAAGTCTGCTAGAAAAGTTGCTAAATATTTGGGAGTTGAACTCCGAGAAGTTATAGTTCAACCACCTACCATCGATGATGTTAATGATGTTATCAATACCATTGAGATGCCATATAAGGCCCAAGTAGAGATTGGATATCCTTGTATTCAACTTGCAAAAAGAATCCATGAAGATGGTTTTAAGGTGATTATGTCAGGTGAAGGTAGTGACGAACTCTGGGCATCCTATGGTATGAGTTACCATGGTATTAAGGATAAAGGTTGGACTGACTATAGAATAGGACTCTTTGGTTCACAACATCGTAAAAATTTCACAAGATGTAATAAGATTTTTATGAAGTATGGTATTGAATGTAGACTACCTTTTTTAAACACTCAGTTAGTAGAGACTGCACTTGGTCTCAGTCAAGATACTGTTTGGGACGGTAAAGCTAGACCTAAAGCAATTCTCCAAGAGGCTTTCAGAGGTCAACTCCCAGATGATATTGTTGATAGAAAGAAGGTAGCATTTCAGGATGGTATGGGAATCAAATCTCTTTACGAAGACATTGTAGATTCTCCAAAAACATATTACACTAAACACTATAAGAAACAGTTCTCATGAAACTCCCCTACAAATTACAAGATGTTTATGACGGTGAAGCTCAACAGAAGTTCACTGTCATTTCTACGTTCGCTGGTGGAGGTGGTTCGTCCACTGGTTATCGTCTTGCAGGTGGTAAGATCCTCTGTATCAATGAGTTTGTAGAAGAGGCAAGAAATACTTATTCCGAGAATTATCCATCTACTACTATTTTACCTGGTGATATTAAGGAGTTGACAGGTAAAGACTTCCTTGAAGCCACTGGTCTCAAACAAGGAGAACTTGATATTCTTGATGGTTCACCACCATGTTCTGCATTCTCTGTTGCAGGTTCAATGTGTCATAACATCTATGAAGAAGAGAGGGTAGACTTATTTGGAAACACCTACACCACTAGAGTTAGTGGTAAACATTCTGATGGTTGGGGAAAGACAAAAACTTATTCTGACGGTAAACAAGTTGAAAATATTGAAGATTTGTTTTTTGAATATATCCGTATAGCAAAAGACATTCAACCAAAAGTAATTGTTGCAGAGAATGTCAAAGGATTGACTGTTGGTGAAGCTAAAACATACTATGCAAAGATTACAAATGCATTTACAGAAATTGGATACCTAGTCACTTCTAAAGTAATGAAAGCATCAAATCATGGTGTGGGACAAGGACGGGAGAGACTTATCTTTATTGGAGTTCGTGAAGATATTGCAGATAAGATCGGAATGTTGATTACTGGAGTCAATAGTATATTTCCCAGACCTTCAAAAGAATCAACTACAATTTCTGATATCATTGATGGTGTTGAGAATAATTCTGAAGATGTTAAAACTCTTACTGAAAAGTTGGTAAGTAGTAACATATACAAAAATGTTATCAGTAAGATGCCCAAGAATCCAGATAAAGTTTTGACTGGTATGGACTATCACCCTAAAGGACATTGTTTTAATACAAAGAGAGTCTCTTTAAAAAAACCATCTCCAACTCTTACTGCTAGTGGTGGTTTGATTCATTGGAACGAAGATCGTCCATTGACTGTTCCAGAACTTAAACGTATTCAATCACTTCCTGATGACTTTGTTTTGACTGGTACATATTCTCAACAGTCTGAAAGAGTGGGTAGAATGGTTCCACCTCTGATGATGAAAGCAATAGCAGAAAACATTTACAAAGAAGTCCTATCTAAACTATAGAAACTCTTCAATATAAATAATGATAATAGAAGTTGTTAGAACTAAAACCATGTCGGATATGAGTAATCTGTACAGAGCTTATTCAGCTGTACACAGTTCTGAAGTTAGTGATCAGTTGAGTGAGTCTAGAGATCTCATTTCTGATATGCAGTTCAACCAACTGAACTCCTCTGATCTTCAGGAAGTTGCTGAAGAGATTCTGGAAGAGATGTTTGAACTTAGTCTTGATATTGAACAATCTTCTGATATCATTGCTGATATTTTGAGTGAGGCACTGAAGACCAGTCAGTCTGACCTCAAGTCACAAAAGATTGACTATATTGGAGAAGCATTTGATGCTGCTCTTGAGAATGGTCATACTGTAGAAAGATTCCTTGGTTATAGAAGGTCTAAGAAAGTTCAGGAGAACTTCCACAATACTTCCAACGAAGATCGTAGTAGTAAGAGACTTCACGAAGCCCTGATTGCTCAAGAGAGAAAGAACATCAAAGAAGGTATTCTTTCCCTGATTGAGAAGAAGACAAAAGATTCTTCTTACCTTGAGACCAACATGAAGAAGAGAGCGGAGAATAATGAGAAGGCCCGTAAGGACATGGAGAAGATGGGTTCAATGAAGAACCCCCAACTTGAAGAGTTCTCTCAAATCAGAAAAGATTGGAGTAGTGCCTACTCTTCCATCTATGAGAAGATGGATCCTGTTGGTCAGGAAGATGGTGACATCGATAATGATGGTGATGAGGATAAGTCTGATAAGTATCTTGCTAATCGTCGTAAGGCCATTGGTAAGTCTATGGGTAAGAAAGGTAAGTGTGAGAAGTGTGGTAAAGATCCCTGTGAGTGTGATAAGAAAGAAGTAGAAGAAGGTTACAAGGAACTTCCTAAGAACAAGATGTTCCGTAAGGCAGGTAACCTAGGACGTGAAGCGATCAGTACTCCTATTGATCCTGAGAAGCGTCAAAAGGCATATGATCGTTCTAAGAAAATCGTTAAGACTCTCAACAAAGCAAACGAAGAAGTCCAACAGGTTGATGAAGCAATCACCAGCGAAAAGGGTAAAGAAAAAATGAAGAAGATGATTGATGCTCGCACCACTGATTCTGGTAGAGCAAAGCCAGGTAAAGGTCAAAACGTTAAAGACATTAGGCACATTGGTCGTGCTAATGTTGATGGGTATGGTGGTACACCTTCCAATCTAAAGGTTGCCAAGAACCCAGTAAAATCTAACTTCACTGGTCTCAATAGTGGAACCGGCAACAAAGCAGCAAAAAGAGCAGCAGCACTAAAGAAAGAAGAAGTAACATTCTCTGAAGCTGAACTGAAAGCCATTCAGACAAAGGTTGATGCATGGGATGTTGAAGAAGGTTATCAGCGTAATCCCGAGAAGGGAGAGGCTCAAGCAAGAAAGTCTGAAACTTCTGGTCAAAAGACAGAGAGAAATGTCCGTGATAGACTGAAGACTATGGATCCTAAGAAGGCTGAAGCAATGAAGAAACAGATGAGAGCTGTTGGTTTAAGTGTTTGATATCTCGGAGTCCCGATGAAAGACGTATTTAAATTTCTAAAGGACTCTAGAAAACTCCTGGAGTCCACAACCTCTGAGAGGGCGGCTGAACTTGGTTACGAATATCGTGCCCGTGGAGTTTGGGGTGACCCAAGAACCAATAAGAGATATAGGACTGATGGTAATCGTTTCGTAGAGATTGACGAACCTAAAAAACAAGAAAGAGATCCTAAGGAAAAGGAACCCAAAACACTTTCCCAATTCAAGAAAGATGTTCCTCAACAGAAACAACCTGAAGAGGAAGTACCTTCTGTTGCAAATCAGATGGATAGAGTTGTTCCTGGTGGACCAACTGAAACTGCAATAAGTTCAGGTGACCAGAAGACTGTTGAAAAACAACTCTCTCGTGGTAGAGAGAATGTTCAAAGTCCTGAGAGAAAGAAGCAAGTTGCTCAACAAGCATCTGATATTATTGCACAGTTACAAGCAGAGAAAGAGGCCGAAGAGAAGGCTGAACTGGAGGCAGAAGCACAGGCTCAGGCAGAATTAGAAAATCAAGAACCAGTAGAACCAGAAAAAGGTCCAGAGGATTTTAGGACTATTGATGATGTAGTTGCAGAGAAAGAAGAAGAGATTGACTATAATGATGATGAAGAAGCCTTTGAACAAGAGTATGAAGCATATGAAAAAGAAGCAGCAGAGATGATGAAGTCTCTGACTGACCGTCAAAAAAAGATGATGGAGAAAAAGTTTGCTTCTTTCACAGAAAGTTTGAAGAAGATTCCTTCTGCAACAGATAAGAAATCATTCCTTCAGTCAATGGCTCATGCAAAGTCATTTGAAGGTCGTGTGAATGCTGGTGCTGGTAAGAATAACCTTGGTTATGCTGACATTCAGAACTTAATGGCCAATCGTGATCGTTTATTGGAAGGTTATGGTGATGGATCTCCAGAACAAATCAAAAAGTTTGTACAATCTGTAAGAGCTATTAAGGTATCTGATGAATTTGTAGATGCTTCTTTTGAAGTTCTTCCTGATGCGTTCAAAAAATCACTAAGTGGTAAGGGTCAAGTAACAACTGACAAGTATGTGTCTGACGATAAGGCACATAAAGATATGCATTATCTTGGTAGAAATGAAGATGGTACTGCCAGAAGAGGTCCTGCTAGTAATAAAGACAGAGCAAAGTTGATGTGGAGAATCTACCTAGAACAGGGTGGACGTGATGCATACACAGGTCTTCCTCTAGACCTCCAAGCCATGGACCTAGAACATGTTCGTGGGTTCAACAATAAAGATGGTGGAAAACCTGGTAAGGTAGAGTGGGAACAAAGAGAGAATGATGATAACATGACTCTTATTAATTCCAATGTCAACCAACAGAAGGTAGACCTTTCAATGGAGGAATTCTTTAAGAAGAAGGTTGACCCTAATAAGGACAAAGGAGAAGCTGACTTTGGTGGTATTGAAAAACTATTTGACAAACAAAACCAGATTGGTACTGTTGGAGATGAGTTAGCACAAACACTTCTTGGTGAAGGTGGTAAGGGATTGGCCGAGGGTGTATCAAGAGAAATTCTTGATGAACACTTTGCATCTGATGACAATAGTTACAATAGTCTGAGAGAAGAGTTCCGTAAGGTAGCAACTACACCAAAAGATAAGGCAAAGGCTGCTGGTATGAAGTCTAAACTTGGTAAGACACTTCTTAAAGCAACTGGTCTTGCTCGTGGTATTACTGATAAGAGTGGTAGAAGAACTGTTGCACTACAAGAAAATGTATATCGTGGTTTCTTGAAGTCCATGGCAAATGCAAAACCTGCAGACCGTCAAAAATATATGGATGGTTGGGCAGAGGCTATCAAACAGGGTAATGAGGAGAGAGAACCAAAGGCAGTTAACCGTAAGTTACTTGAACTTGGTTTGATTGATGAGGACATCCTGAATGATAAGAAATTAGGTAAAGTTTTTAAAGAAGAATACGATGAAACTAGGAGAACATCTAAAACATATGGTAGGATGTTTATATCCAAGTACCACAAGGATAATAAATACTTCTATGGAATCTGATAAAAGATGAAAAGTTTCTTTAGATTTATTACAGAAGCAAGAAGTACACCTGTATCTGAGAAGGCCAAGAAGCTTGGTTTAGTCAGTGATGGTAGTGGTGGATGGAAAGATAGAGCAGGTAAGACTGTTGCGAGAACAGTTGGTGGTGAACTTAAGTTTACTGATAGAGGAACATCATCAGTTCAGTCTGATGGTGGTCAACAACCCGTAGCACAACAGAGACAAGAAGTTCCTCAACAAAAGAGAGCGTCAACTGAAGAACCTACTGAGAGAAGAAGTGGTGGTGATGATGAGGAAGAAGGTGGAGATGGTAAAAGGACTGGAGAAAATGCAACCCTAGTATTTGGTAGATTTAATCCCCCAACTGTAGGACATAAGAAACTTCTTGATGCAGCTCTTCAGATTTCAGGTGATGGTGACCTGAGAATTTATCCTTCCAGATCGGTTGATCCTAAGAAAAATCCTTTAGAGACTGGTCAGAAGACAGAACTCATGAAGAAGATGTTCCCCGATCATAGTGATAATATTATTAATGATGAGAGTATCAAAACTATATTTGATGCATTGAAGTTGGCAAGTAATGATGGATTCTCAAATGTAAAAATTGTTGTAGGTTCTGATCGTGTTGCTGAGTTTGACAATCTAGCTCAGAAATACAATGGTAAACTATATGACTTTGAAGAGATTGAAACTATCTCTGCTGGAGAAAGAGATGAAGATGCAGAAGGTGTTTCTGGAATGTCTGCCTCTAAGATGAGAAAGGCTGCAACAGAGAATGACTTTGAGACATTCAGAAAAGGTATTCCTGATACTTTGGATGATACTGCAACAAAACAGATGATGAATACTGTTCGTAAAGCAATGCAGGTTCAGACAGAATCTTGGAGTCTATGGGAAATTGCTCCTAAGTTTGACTGGAAGAACTTGAGAGAGAACTATGTAACTGGTAAGATCTTTAAGATTAATCAGTTGGTAGAGAATTTGAATACAGGATTTGTAGGTAAGATTGTTCGTAGAGGAACTAACTATCTTATTTGTGTGACAGAAGATAATATTATGTTTAAGTCCTGGATCCGTGATCTCCGTGAATATGAAGAGAAGAAACCTGATACCCGTGTTGGAAGTCCTGGTTACTTTAAGTATGCTGCCAAGATGACACCTGGTTTTGATAAAGGAGATAAGACCAATCTTCAACCTGGCGGAAAACCTTACAAAGGCCCTAAGACAAATATCAAGGAATTCATAAATAGATACAAAAGTAGAAATCTCTGAGATTCATGAAAAGGAAAAATAAATTCTCGGATTGGAGAGAAGACCTGATTGAAGTTGCTGGTATTCCTGAACAGGAACCAAAGACTGATACTGATTCTGAGAAAGAGATTACTGAGAAGAAGATAAAGAATAAGATTGTAATTAATCCCTCAATGAAGGAAGCCTTTGAAGAAATTGGTGGTACACTTCTTGAAGTTACAGAACTTGATGAGAAGATGGACATGAAGAAGGCTGATATGGGAGATGTCATTGACGACTTCTATAAGTCTGATGCTCCTCAGTTCAAAGGTAAGTCAAAGAAAAAAAGACGTGAGATGGCCATTGCAGCCAAGTTGAATACTGAAGCCATGAGTGTAGTTGATCAGATGAAAGCATCTGCAGAGTATTGGAAAAAGAATCCTCGTAAGGATTACAAAGCTGGTGATGGTGTCAAGAGAAATGAACGTGACGCTAGAGTCAATGCAGCAAGAAAGCCTAAAGATACAAGAACTTCACAACAAAGGATGAATGATGCTGTTGGAAAATCACGTGTAGGAGAGAGTGATTGATATATAGAGTATAGATACCCAATGAGGTTTATCATGCTCACATTCCTACTCCCACTTGCATCCAAAATTATTTCTGATGCTGTCAACAAAATTCCAGAAAATGAAGAACTGGGTGAGAAACTTGTTGAGATCTGTCTTGCTATTCTTTCTAAGGCAGTTAAGTTGACCAAGACTGATATGGATGACCAACTTCTTGAAGTTGTAACCAAGGCAATTAAGAACAGAGAAGAGTAAAAACCTGAGATATAGTCTCTCTAGTTTTTATAAATATTTCTATCTAACAAAGTTTATTAGGAAAAGACATGGCACTTTGGGGAAATAATGACAATGTAGATAGCGTAGGTGCTGTCGTCCTAGATTATGATACTGGTGTTGTTACTGGAACCGGTACTTCTTTTGGCCAGACCGGATCTGCTCAAGAGGGTGATGTACTCCGTTTTGGCACTAAGGCAACTACTTACTTTGGTGATGCAGTAATCGTTTCGATTGCATCTACCGTCCAATGTACTATTGGTTCTACTGCAGGTCTTTCTGGTGCCGCTATTGCCGGTGTACAGTTCGGAGTATCACAACTTCCAAAATATACTATTCTTGACAATACATACAGTGAAACAAGAGCAGAAAATACATCTTTACTTGCAATTGTAAATACTTCGACCAGTACTATAGCAGTTGGTGGAACCACATTGATTCCTGTAACTTCTGCTGAGGGAATCATTGTCGGAGATAGTCTTGAGGGTCCAACGTTCTCATCAACTTTAATTTCTGTTGTAGCTGATACACAACTGACTCTTGCAAGTGCTATTGGTGCAGGTGCTACCGTTAGTGCTGGTGCTGCACTCACAGTCAGTAGAGCACAAGGTGGGTATGATGCATTTGTTTACGGTACTAATGAAGTTTCGACTGAAGCTGAAACAGGTACTCAATATGAACTAACTCATGGTGGTTGGGTTGGTGTTACAACTTATACTGATAATGAAGGTAATTTGAGAGTTAAGAAAGAAACTCTGGTCGCAATGTCTGGTATTACCACAGGCGGAACAGACTACCACACTCCCTGATAAGTAATGATTTTCAATGAATTGAACGAAGGGAATTTCCTTCTCTTTGCTATTAAATATTATGAAAATCCTCAGGCCTTAACAAAGGAGGATTTTAATAAAGACTTGAATCACTTCAAGTATATTAAGAGACTCCTGAAAAGATATAAGAATAGCGGTGAACTAAAGATACACTTACTGATAAATCACTTTATCATATTGTATAATATCTTTGGTGATGCCGCTACTCCTATGTTGTTTTATAAAATTGAAAAAGATCTGTGGACAACTGTAAAAACATTCATTGTTTTTATGGACAAACTACCTGAGTATCCTCATACTTATATTCATGATATTGAGATGGATCAAACATGCCTAGAAGAACTGGAGCGAGTTACCAATGGACAAGGACAAGATTGATAAGTTTGTAGATGCATTTCGTTCAGCAATGTATAATGAGTTCAGTGTCAATGAGGAAGGCATGGTGGCAAATCCTCCTGGGGGATCTGGTGGATTTAGTGGTTCCTCCGCTGCTGCTGGTCCTACTGCTGGTTACGACCCCGTTATGAAATTGGATGGTAGAAATAAGTATGTTAGAAAGGCTATCAAAGATTTGATGGATAGGAAACAGAAGAGAGTAGATAAGAAGGCTAAGAAAAAAGCATTAGAATTTAACCCATACTTCAAACCCTTCAATGGATCAGGTAAAGGTAGCTCTAATTGAGCAAAAATTAGATGATCTTAAACCTATCATCGTCAAATTGGACAAAGCAATTGAGAAATTATCTGAGGTAAATATATCAGTTAGCAGGATGCTTGCTGTCCATGAAGAGCGAATATCAAAACAAGAAGAGATTGACATTGTACTCTTTGCAAAAATTGACAAACTCCGTGATAAAATGGACGCAGATCATGACAGTGTGCTGCAAAGACTACGTGGACTAGAGAAACGTGTCTGGATGGCAGTTGGTGGATTGGCAGTACTGTCATTCATCGTATCACCAATGATGCAGAACATGTTGACACCACTACCCATACCCACTACAATGGTAAGAGGTTCTTCCTGATGACTAATGGATTTTATTGATGTCAAATATATTCAACTTATATCATCAAGACTCCAGAAGTTCAAGAAGATAAAACCAAACCTGTATAACTGTCGTTGTCCTATCTGTGGGGACTCCCAGAAGGATAAGAAGAAGGCTAGAGGGTACTTCTACCGTATTAAGAATAATACCAACTACAAGTGTCATAACTGTGGGTTGAACATATCATTCAATAACTTCCTGAAACAGTTTGATGAACCTACTCATAAAGAATATATCTTTGAAAAGTTTAAAGGTAATCATACCGGGAAGAATTATCCAGTAGAACAACCAAAAGATATCTTTAAAAGGGTTGAGAGTTCTAAACCAACCTTTAAGAAAAAGGTAAAGATTGACTTACCTAATGCCTTTGATGTTAATGTGTCAAAAGAGTATCTCCATAACAGAGCCATCTTTGATGGAAATTTTTACTATGCAGAAAACTTTCAGGTGTTTGTAAATACTCTGAAACCAGGGTCATTTACAAATACCAAATATGGTGAGAAAAGAATTGTGATTCCTCTTGTTAGGGATGACAAACTTATTGGTGTGCAGGGAAGAGCACTCTCCTCAAACCCTGTTAAATACTTAACCATTATGTTGGAAGAGGATGAACTCAAGGTGTATGGCCTTGATACAATTGACAAGGAGAATCCAATTTATGTCACAGAAGGACCATTTGACTCCACTTTCTTATCCAACGCTATTGCTATGTGTGGTAGTGATGTTGACCTCAGCACTATTGATTATCAATTCATATACGTCTATGACAACGAACCAAGAAACAAACAAATCGTTGATCGAATCTCAAAACAAATTGATAGTGGGGAAAGGATAGTCATATGGCCATCTAACATTAAGGAGAAAGACATTAATGATATGATCCTATGTGGTCATAATGTGAAAGAGGTGGTAGAGAAGAACATCTATCAAGGATTAGAAGCAAAACTTAAGTTTACAACCTGGAAGAGAGTATGAGCAACGGTATCAAGGTACAAAAAAGAAATGGTGATGTAGAGAAACTAGACCTGGACAAAATGCATCTCATGGTTGATGAGGCATGTAAAGATCTTGCAGGAGTCTCAGCATCACAGGTAGAGATGACATCTGGTATTCAGTTCTACGATGGTATTACTACTGATGAGATTCAAGATATTCTTATCCGTAGTGCCAGTGACCTGATTGATTTGGAACATCCAAACTATCAGTTCGTTGCTGCACGTCTTCTTCTATTCACTCTTCGTAAGCAAGTCTTTCAGAATAAGAAAGGTGATGCTCCTGGGTTGAGGGAACATATTGAGAAGTGTGCATATAATGATCATTACGATAAACAGATTTTTGAAAAGTATTCTCTTGAAGAGATTGATAAGGTAAATACTTTTATCTACCATGATCGTGACATGTTGTTTACCTATGCTGGTCTTCGCCAGGTAGTTGACAAGTATCTGGTTCAAGATCGTAGTACTGGGGAAGTGTTTGAGACCCCTCAGTTCATGTATATCATGATTGCCCTTACCATCTTTCAGGATTACCCAAAGGAGACCCGTCTTGACTACGTCAAAAGATACTACAACGCAATCTCCAAACATCGACTCAACATCCCCACACCAATCATGGCGGGAGTTAGAACACCACTTAGACAATTTGCTTCTTGTGTTCTTGTTGATGTTGATGACTCCCTCGATTCTATCTTTAGCTCTGATATGGCTATTGGCAGATACGTTGCACAAAGGGCGGGTATCGGTATCAACGCAGGTAGAATCCGTGGCATCAACGCTAAAATCAGAGGTGGAGAAGTGCAGCACACAGGTGTTGTTCCTTTCCTTAAAAAGTTTGAATCAACTGTACGATGCTGCACGCAAAATGGGATTCGTGGTGGATCAGCAACAGTCCACTTCCCCATCTGGCACCAAGAAATAGAAGATATTATTGTTCTCAAGAACAATAAGGGTACAGAAGACAACCGAGTGAGGAAACTTGACTACTCAATCCAAATTTCAAAGATTTTCTACGAACGTTTCATTGCGAATGGAGAGATTAGCTTATTCTCACCGCATGACGTACCGGGCTTGTATGATTCCTTTGGTACTGATAGGTTCGATGACCTATATGTTGGTTTTGAACGAGATGAGTCTATTCCAAGAAAGACTATCGGAGCACAAGAACTCTTTCTAGATCTTCTGAAAGAGAGAGCAGAGACTGGTCGTATCTACATTATGAATATCGACCACTGTAATAGTCACTCTTCCTTCAAGGACAAGGTGAACATGAGTAACCTGTGTCAAGAGATTACACTTCCGACAGACCCTATCAATCACATTGATGATGTTGTTGGTGAGATTGCTTTATGTATTCTGTCTGCAGTTAATGTGGGCAAGATTCGTTCTGATGAGGAACTTGAAGATTTGTGTGATCTTTCAGTCCGTGGTTTAGAAGAACTGATAGACTATCAGGAGTATCCTGTAAGGGCCGCAGAGATAGCTACAAAGGCCCGTAGATCCCTTGGTGTAGGTTTCATTGGTCTTGCACACTATCTGGCTAAACTGGGGCATAATTACGACAGTCAAGAGGCATGGGATGCCGTTCATCAACTCTCAGAATCCTTCCAGTATTATCTTTTGAAGTCTTCAAATGAACTTGCTAAAGAAAAAGGACATTGTGAATATTTTGGTAGAACGAAGTATGCAGACGGGATCCTTCCTATTGACACATACAAGAAGGACGTGGACGAAGTTTCATCACAGGAGTTACAGCATGATTGGGAGAGTCTACGATCATCTATATCCACCCACGGACTTAGACACTCAACACTGTCTGCTCAGATGCCATCAGAAAGCAGTTCCGTTGTGTCAAACGCAACAAATGGAATTGAGCCACCTAGAGACTATCTGTCCATTAAGAAAAGCAAAAAGGGTCCGCTTAAGCAGATTGTTCCACAGTATGGTTCTCTTAAAAACAACTATACTCTTCTTTGGGACATGGCTTCTAATCGTGGTTATATCAATGTTGTAGCAGTGATGCAGAAGTTCTTTGACCAAGCCATCAGTGGTAACTGGTCTTATAACCCTGAGAACTACCCTGATAATGAGGTTCCAGTCTCTGTAATGGCACAAGACTTCTTGACAACATACAAGTTGGGATGGAAGACTAGTTATTATCAGAATACATATGATATCAAGACTGATGAAGCACCAGAAGAAACTCCCGAACTTCAAAATCTCCTAAATGATATTATGGAGTCCGATGAGGACGATTGTGAAAGCTGTAAAATTTAGACTAGAGGCGTAAATGCAGTACGATTTCGTAGCAAGTAAAGAGTATAATAATGATAATAAGACTATTCAGGGAATGACAGTCTTCAATACCGAACAGGTCAATACCAAGAAACAACCAATGTTTTTTGGTAAACCACTTGGTATTCAAAGATATGATTCGTACAAGTATCCAGTTTTTGAGAAACTAACAACTCAACAACTGGGGTATTTCTGGAGACCAGAGGAAGTTTCTCTCCAGAAAGATAGAGCAGACTATCAATTACTTCGTCCAGAACAGAAACATATCTATACTTCTAACCTGAAGTACCAGATTATGTTGGACTCTGTTCAGGGTCGTGGCCCTGGTATGGCATTCATTCCTTACTGTTCCTTACCTGAATTGGAAGCTTGTATGGAAGTCTGGGGATTTATGGAGATGATCCATAGCCGTTCCTACACATACATCATTAAGAATGTGTATCCTGATCCTAGTGATATCTTTGATCATATTATCAATGACCCACGTATCCTTGAAAGGGCTTCAAGTGTTACTGAGTCCTATGATGACTTTATTAATAGTGCCCAACAATGGGGTAACGGTAATATGTGGAAAGAAGATTTCCGTGACACATATGCATCCAAAGAAGATATCAAAAATGTCAAAAGAAAACTCTATAGAGCAGTTGCAAACGTAAATATTCTTGAGGGTATCAGGTTCTACGTTAGTTTTGCTTGTTCTTTCGCCTTTGGTGAACTTAAACTCATGGAAGGATCTTCCAAAATCATTTCACTAATTGCAAGAGATGAGAACCAACACCTAGCCATTACTCAGAATATCCTGAACAAGTGGAAAGATGGTGATGATCCTGAGATGAAACAGATTGCCAAGGAAGAAGAAGAGTGGGTCTACGCAATGTTTGACCGTGCAGTAAACGAAGAGAAGAAGTGGGCAGACTATCTGTTCCGTGATGGATCAATGATTGGTTTGAACGATGTTCTTCTTCAAAGATATGTTGAGTGGATTGCTAATCGCCGTATGAAGGCTATTGGTTTGAAACCTGTGTATGATGTTGCTGCTAAGAACAATCCTCTTCCCTGGACACAACATTGGATCTCTTCTAAGGGTCTTCAGGTTGCGCCCCAGCAAACTCAAGTGCAGTCGTATGTGGTTGGTGGAATTAAACAAGATGTCAGTAAAGATACATTTTCTGATTTTAAACTTTAATTGACTTTAAGACTGAAATGTAGTATTATATAAATATTATTAGAGTTCAGTCTTAAAATGAATAATTATATTCTTTATTATTACTTAAGGGAGGACTTCGGTTCCCCCTTTTATGTTGGTTATGGAAAACCGAGAAGAATTAATTCCAGACACTCTAGAAGAAATGGTGCTGAAATTTTACCACATAGAGAGAGGAGATGGATTGTAAAATCTGGTTTATCTAAAGAAGAAGCAATAGAACTTGAGATAAAACATATAGCACTCTGGAAAAGAGAATGTGATGGTGGTGTATTGTTAAATCAAAATCTTGGTGGAGAAGGAAAACCTGGAGGACAAAAAACAAAAGGTTTTAGTGGTAGAAAGCACACTGAAGAAGCAAAGAAAAAAATAAGTGAAAAAGTTGCAGGAAAAAATAATCCAAGTTATGGTGTTCCTTGTAGTAAAGAACGAAAAAGAAAAATAAGTGAAAGAGCAAAAGAAAGATTTGCCGAAGGATTTAAATCTCCTTCATCAGTAACTTATCTTTTAACAAGTCATTCTAAAGAAAAATTTAAGGTATTTGGAGAACTTAAAAAGTTTTGTAAGTCTCAAAATATTTCATACGCAACGATGCGCGCAGCAATTCTTTATGATAGAAAAGGTCCTAGAAGAAATGGATGGAGTATTGAGAAAATTTAGGATATCATTACCAGAAGATAAGTGTGTGATAAAACTTCAGGAATATTGTAAGTTTTCTTATACTCTTTTAAAAGTTCCTGTAGTATCTAAGCCTTTATGCGCTGGCGCAAACTGCCACAATAATGTAAATCATTATGGGAATACTTATGGTGGAGAAAAAATAAGCGGTTATTATTTAATTACAGATATTGATGATGAAACTTATGGATGTGCTATATACCATAGTATTTGGAAAAATACTTATGGAGACTTAATAGACATAACACCATTTGATGATGGAAGAGAATATAATATGTTTTCTGTGTTGGATGATACCGATTATTACTCTGGAGTTGTTTATGATGGAAAAGATTATAAATTATTAGAACCCGGACTTAATATTGTTTAAGATGTCAAAAAAGACACGTTCTCAGGATTCCAACTCTAAGGTTAAGGCCAAGAGACAGGATGATTGGTGGTTCCATGAGGAGCCACTAAATACCACAGATACAATGGATATGTGTGTGATTACGAAAATCCGTGGTTGTTTCAAGGACAACCTTTTCTATCTGAGGATATTGGTGATTCTTTCGGCTTTGTCTATAGGATTACAAACCTCAAGAATGGTAGAAAATACATCGGGCGAAAGTACTTTTGGTCCAAACGAAAGCCTAGAGCTACAGTTAAGAACAAGTCAAGGCGAAGAGTTACAACTGAAAGTGACTGGAAAAAATACTACGGAAGTTGTCCAGAGCTTAAGGACGATCTTACAAAGTATGGAAAGGAATCTTTTAGTAGAGAGATCATCTCACTCCATGTAACACTGGGAAAGGTAAACTTTGAGGAGACCCGTCAGTTGTTTCTGAATGAGGTTCTGTCCCAAAAGTTGACAGATGAGACTCCTTTGTATTATAATTCCAACATCCTTGGTCGGTACTACCGCAAGGATTATTTTAACAAGTAAACTGATTTGGATTAATGATTAAGAAAATTTTTATGGGGTTGGTTAGTGTCACTACCCTTACTACAGCATGTGTGGCATCAACAAACCTTGATAAAGAGCTTAATGACATTACAGGAACTGCTCCTACCATAGAAGGTGTAGAGGAAACACCTACAGAGGAATTGGTAAAGGTAGAAAAAACCTGGAACTGTCCTACATGTTCTCCCAATGAACAATATGTTCTTAAGAAACTTCAGGAATATACTAAAATTAGTGATCGTAATGCTCTTGCAACGATCATGGGAAACATTAAATCAGAATCAAACTTTCGTGCCAACATCTGTGAAGGTGGTGCCCGTGTCTCCTACACTGAATGTAAGTCTGGTGGATTTGGATTGATTCAGTGGACTAGTATCGGACGGTATAAAGGTCTCGGAAATTTCTGTGCTAGATATCAGTGTGATCCTAGTAGTTTAGAAGGTCAAGTTCGTTGGATGGTTAATGAACCAATCTTCCAACGTGTCCTCCCTGAGTTTGAAGGACATGGAGATACTATTCCTCAGTATATGTCACATGCATATTACTGGTTAGGATGGGGGATCAAAGGATATCGTGAACAGTATGCATATGATTATAGTAAGAAAATGGTATTGATATAACTGAGTCACTTGACAAAGACCTCAGAGTAGTCTATATTATAAGGGTGGTTGAGAGACCACTGCGGTGATCCCCTTGGTAGTTCAGGATTAGCGGCGATAGGAACTACCACTTGCCCCGTTAGCTCAGGAGACAGAGCACGTTCCTTCTAAGAATGCGGTCGGGGGTGCGAATCCTCCACGGGGCGTCATTGACCTATAGCTCAGTTGGTAGAGCGCGGAACTGTTAATTCTGTTGTCCTAGGTTCGAGTCCTAGTGGGTCAGTTGTTTTTTATTTTTATGAGTCTTCCAGAATATTCATTTGGTGGTCGTCCAGTAGAGTCCACGAATCTCCTTCTACTTATTAGTGAGATGGAGGGTACATATCAACACCTTAAGTACATGGGGTTTGAGGATGATATGAATACTCTTGATGAGATGAAGAAGAGATACTACAAACTTTATTTTAGAACAAAGAAGAATGAAGCCATTCAAAATTCTAACTGACGATTACTTTGTAGGAAACTTTGGATCTGTTGATGCCTCTGATGAAGTATTAAGATGCTGTAAAAGAAATTTTCCTGATGATGATAAACTAGATTCTGGAGCACTTCGTGGCGAATCAGTGGTAGATGAGAGACTTAGGAAATGTAAGACCAAAGGTATTAGTATAAGTCAAGTCAACTTTATTGAACAAGGACTGAGGAAGGCTATCATCTATATTAATGATATGAAGTGGAAGATGGATCTTAAACATGAGTGGGAGTCATCTATACAATACACTAGGTATATTGGTAAAGGAGATTTTTATGGTTGGCACAAAGACAACTCTGAATCTGCAAGTAGTATAGGTGATAGGAGACTTTCTATTGTGTATTGTTTAAGTTATGAGAAAGATTATACTGGTGCAGAGTTTGAAATAAAGGAAAGTAATGGTAATATATACAGAAGAAAGTTTGATTATGGAGACTTTATTGTCTTCCCTTCAGACAAACTACATAGAGTGAATCCTTTAAAGTCTGGAAACAGAACAACCTTAGTTGGTTGGTACATGTAGAGTCCATTTATCATACAAAAATTATGAAAAAATTATTTGCTGCACTATTGTCATCAGTGGTTCTTACTACTCCAGTGATGGCTGACCCTGAAGTGAAGGGTTGGAAGACACATGACTCTATGGGATGTATGTTGCTTGGGGAATGTACTGATGATATTCAACAAGTCAGATCAATTAGAGACATTCAAAAGTATTATCCTAGTGATAGTTATAGTAATGTCGCTTCTGAGTTTGATTCAATTGTCCGGGCCCTTGATCAGATCGGAGTTAAAGTTTTTCTAGCGGATGAGAAATACTTTCCACCAGGTCATAGGGGTGTATATCATACAGTAACTAACAACTTTTTCCTCAACACTAACTTCATGCACAAAGAAGGTGTATTGATGAGTGTGATGAGACATGAAGGTTGGCATGCTGCTCAAGACTGTATGGCAGGAACCATTGATAACAGTATGATTGCTATCATTCTTCCAGAAGAAGAGATTCCTGCTATCTGGAGAGAGATGGCAGAGAGAACATATCCGGCATCAGCAGTACCATGGGAATCTGAAGCAGGTTGGGCAGGTAGAACTGAAGCAGTAACCGCAAATGCACTTGCCGCATGTGCTAGGGGTTCTATGTGGACAGAGTATGAACCTACCCCAATGACGAGGGAATGGTTAGTTGAGAATGGATATATCAAATGATTAAAGAATTTACTTTAGTAAAGAGGTTATACTATCATGTTGGTAGTAAGATGCAAACAATGTAACACGGAGATCCATAGCACTAACAAAACACAGTCGTGCGGATGTCCTAACATGATGACAGTCATTGGAGAAAAGATTTCTGCAGTTGACTTAAACAAAGTCATCATGTTAAATTCACAGAAGAACACTAAACAAAAAGATGTTCTGTCTTCTCAAGACTTGATGTATCAAGAGGAGAGAAGAAGCCGAAAGGTAAAAAAACTTGATTTTGAAATTAGGTGATTATGTCTCATAACTGTATTACCGAAAAACAGTGTCAGGAGATGATCGATAAAGCAATCGATAAACACAACAAAACTGCCTCACTCATTAGTGCTTGTATAGGTTCAGTATTACTGTTCTTCTATGCTCAAGGACTCTTGATTGTGGTAGGATTGTGGAAATAATAATCATATACATATTACAAGAATGAAATTTTATTCCGTGGAACACTGGCAAGAGAACTGGGAAGAACTAATCTCAAAGGTTGAGAATGGTGAGTCAATAGGAATAACAAATGGAAAACATAGAGCAGTGATGGTTCCTGCAGATGAAGAAATTATAAGAATTCATACTGAACATAATGACGCGTCGTAAGAATAGATCATATAAAAGAGTCACAGATGATCGTGAACCAATCACAATCAAACATTCTGATATATGTTATCCAGGGGCTATCAAAGAGAAACAGGTAGATGATGCTGATACTTCTTATCCTGGTATTGTCATCAAATACGATACTGGATATCTGTTGGAAGATGGTGTTCATAGGATAACCAAACTTCAACGTGAAGGTATCTATGAATCTCTTTTCTATGTGGTGACAGTGGAAGAATATAAGACTGGTCTGGTAGAGATGGTCTGTGGTTCTAATCGTGTCACACTAGGAGAATGGAGCCATAACAAATTAAACTCACAAACTCATGGGTAAGTCAAGAACAATTTCAAAAATAAACTGGTCTTGGGATTATGGAAAGGTTGTAAGTGAAATAACTTGTACTGATGGTATAACCCAAATCAGAAATAATGATAAGAGACCACCAACATATCCTGCCCATGATATCGCACATTTCATATGTGGATTTCATGAGGACTATGACTGGGATTATTTGTGGGATCAACATTCAGAATCTCTAATAAATGTCAGACTTGCAGAATATAATGCTGTCTTTATTGAGAATCTTCTTTACTTTTATATAACAAACAAATATAAAAATAGTCCATGGACCATATTACAACTGGCAGAACCAATAAAGAAACACTTGAACTGGTTTGTTAAGGACTATTATAAATTTATCACACCAGAACTAAAACTTAGAAAAATATTTTTATCCAAACTAGATGAAAATATAGTCTGTCAACACTATCAGACTTATCATGATGTCTGTCTACTCCAGTTAAAAACTCCTCCTGGTGAGGATGTGCGAGATATTAAACTGGCACTTACTATGGACTCAAGTCTTGACCAGAAGAACACAGAGGTGTATGATTATATCATTGAGATGAAGAGCATCTTGGGGAATTAGCAATCTGGTGAATGCACCGAGCTCATAATTCGGTTAAGGTGGGTTCGGTCCCCACATTCCCTATTGACATTTCGGTGTCAAACCCTTATAATACTAAGGTCAACAAACAAGCAAATGACTATCACTTCTAAGTTCAAAAAGGATCTTCAGACTCTACGTGGGGCTGCAAATGGGGACTTCTTCCTGGATGTAAAGAACCCAAAACTTTTTAAAAAAGTTCGTAAGTATTATGATAACAATGGAGTAGTATTTTCTGGTGATCCTTTGGATGATTATGATATTCTCATCGATTGTATTGCTGCAGATCTAGAAACTGTTGAGGTTGGTTGATTGTGAAGGTGACTACAAAACCAACTGTTCTTCTGGAACAGTTTCCCTATCGGTATATTCAGGTCGGTGTATTAGAAATCAATGGTAAACCTGATTGTAGAATTCAGAAAGTGGATTCATATACCGGTCGTTATAAAGACATTTATCTTTGCGACAACGAAATGCAACTGATGACTGCAATGGAAGATTTTGAATACACTCGCTGGCTTGATCCGGATGGGGTTCCTTGTTATGTTAGAGACTCGGTAGGTCGTTAAAGTGTCCTGGTGGAGTCAATAGACCCTTATGGTTTCTTGTTTCCATCTAAAGAACAAGTGGCGTGCATGAAAGACCTCTGAAGGGGATCCTAACAAGGGATCCCCTTTTTTTTCTAAATAGGTATAGTTACTAATCTTTGGTAAAATGACATACAAAGGTACGGCAGGTAAGTCTGCAAGTGGAGCATCTATGTCAAAGTATGATGTGGAAGTAGAAGCTAGACTTCAGGCACTAGAGTCAGAAACACATACAAAACCAACTGGTGCAACACACGCAAAAATTGAAGAGAGACTGGCTGCTCTTGAAGCAGCAGTGACAGAACTTAAGTCTACATCAGCTGTCTCTGCACCATCTGGTAGTGTTGAAGCACTTATTAAAAGACTGAATGATATTCCTGCAATCACAGAACATTGTACTAAAGATGCTGATGGTGTCAGAAGACTTAAGGTGTGATATAATAAATTAGTTGTAGTAAAAAATTATGAGTAAATATAATAAGACTGCACTAGTGCTTGGTGCAGGTGGTTTTATTGGTAGTCACATGGTAAAGAGACTACGTGCAGAAGGATACTGGGTTCGTGGAGTTGATCTCAAGAACCCAGAGTTCACTTCGACTGAAGCAAACGAATTCATTCGAGGAGACTTGCGTGAAGCTGACTTTGTTCGTCGTGTTCTTCGGTTCAAAGGATATCAAGGGAACTTCTATCATAGTGTTCCTGAAAGACTTCATCTTCCTTTTGATGAGATCTATCAGTTTGCTGCTGATATGGGTGGTGCAGGTTTTGTTTTCACTGGTGAGAACGACGCAGACATCATGCACAACTCTGTAACTATTAATCTTAATGTTCTTGAATCGCAGCGTCAATTAAATGACTATAAACAGGTCAATAGAACTAAAATTTTCTACTCTGGTTCTGCTTGCATGTATCCAGAGCACAATCAACTCGATCCAGATAAACCTGATTGTCGTGAAGAATCCGCATATCCAGCAGCACCAGACTCAGAATATGGATGGGAGAAACTCTTCTCCGAACGACTATACCTATCTTATAATCGTAATCATGGTATTCCTGTTCGGGTTGCTAGGTATCACAATATCTTCGGACCAGAAGGAACCTGGCAAGGTGGAAGAGAGAAGGCTCCAGCTGCTATCTGCAGGAAAGTTGCTAACCTCCCGCCACAAGGTGGAGCCATCGAAGTGTGGGGAGATGGTTTACAGACTCGTTCCTTCTTGTTCATTGATGAATGCATCGAAGCGACTAGAAGAATGATGGACTCTGACTTCATTGGACCAGTGAATATTGGTTCTGAAGAGATGGTGACTATCAATCAACTTGTAGACATTACCGCGAGAGTAGCAGAGAAGGAAGTTACTAAGATTCATATTGATGGACCTCTAGGTGTTCGCGGTCGTAACTCTAACAATGATCTCATTCGTGAGAAGTTGAGTTGGAATTATGAGATGACACTTGAAGAAGGTATCCGGTACACATATTACTGGATTAATGAACAGACCAATATACAGGAGACAAAATAATGGCTGGTATCACACATAGTCAGATTAAAAATCTGATGGCAGGCAGAGATAAAATTACTATATTTGAAATTGGTTGTGCAGATGGTAGAGACACTAAAAAGTTTCTGAATACTTTTGGTCCCGAACTTACCATCTACACCTTTGATCCTGAACCTATTAATGAGGTATTTGTAACACAACTTGGTCAGAAAGATGCATTTGGTGGTGGCAATGACCAACTGGCAAATGATGATAGGCATATCTTCCATCCTTATGCGATGTGTGATTATAAAGGAACCATCACATTTAACAGGTCTCAAAACTTAGATGGACCTGGACAAGGTGAAAATTGGGGTAGATACTCTGGTTCGATTCACCGTCCTGTAACTCACTTAGAAAGTCCTAAGTACGGTAAACGATGGGCTGCATGTATTTTTGAGGAAACTGTAGAAGCAAAATGTTCTTCAATTGACATTTTCTGTGAAGAAAATGGTATTGATCATGTTGATTTTGTATGGATGGACACTCAGGGAGCAGAAAGAGATGTTCTCAAAGGTGCTCAGAGAATGCTCCCAAACATCGATTATATCTATACTGAGTACTATGATGAAGAGATGTATAAAGATTGTGCAGGATTAGAAGAGATCAAATCTCTTCTTCCTAACTATGTTCTTGAGCACAATTGGAGATGTGATGATGCTGATGGTGGTGATGTTCTAATGAGGAGAATATGAAGGTATTGATTCTCGGTTCCAGCGGTCAGATCGGAGCATATTTAACTGAGTACCTTAGTGGTAAGTGTCATGAAGTATTTGAGTATGATATTGTCAACACAGAAGATCAAGACCTTACACAGATTCCAAACCTTGCATTAGAACATCTGATCAAGGAATCGGACTTTGTGTTCTTTCTTGCCTTTGATGTTGGTGGTTCTAGGTATCTGAAGAAGTATCAACACACTTTCAAGTTCATTGACAACAATGCCAGGATGATGGTAAGTGTCTTTGGTCTTCTAGAGAAGTATAAAAAGAGATTTGTGTTTGCATCTTCACAGATGAGTAACATGAGTCACTCTCCTTATGGTGTGATGAAGAGAGTTGGTGAACTCTATACCAAAACATTGAACGGTCTTCTTGTTAAGTTCTGGAATGTTTATGGTATTGAGAAAGACATGGACAAGGCTCATGTTATCACTGACTTTATCAAGAGGGGATTTGAAGAGGGTCAGTTTGAGATGTTGACTGATGGTACAGAACAGCGTCAGTTCTTATATGCTGAGGATTGTTGTGAAGCATTGGAGACAGTAATGGAAAACTATACTGACTTCAAACCAGAAGATCCACTTCATATTACATCATTCCATTCAGACTCTATTAATCATATTGCTGGTATTATCCAAGGTCAGTTCAACTTAATTGGTAGGGATGATGTAAGAATCACACCTGGTGTTGCAAAAGATACTGTTCAACTTGATAAGAGGAATGAGGCCGACAACTACATACTAGGTTGGTGGGTACCAAAGACAGGAATTGACGTAGGTATCTCAAAAGTGTTTAACGAAATGAAGAAGAATTATGAATAGACAACAGGTGCTGGCAGTAGCAACTTCATCAGATCTTGGATCAAATGCAAACGTATTGTGTGAGTTTATAGGTAAGAAAAAAGACTCTACCTTTGTTGACCTTGGTGTTCGTGATGGTTTTTCTTCTGCCCTTCTTTCTTTGAACTCTAAGAAGAATAACAATAAGATCTATGGTGTCGATGTAAACTTCAATAACTTTAGATCTGAACTTGTAGATGGCCAGAACTATCTACAACTAGAAGGTGATAGTTCCACTATTGGTAAGTATGCTGACCTTGAAGACTTGAAAGAGATTGACTTCTTGTTTGTTGACTCTCTTCATGTTAGAGAACAGGTTCTTTGTGAACTTCATTACTGGGTTCCTCGTTTGAAGGAAGGTGGTACTGTCGCATTCCATGATTCTCATTGGCCAGAAGGTAAAAGAGACCAGACTGGTGGCAAGTCTTGGAACCGTGTTGATGATGCCATTAGAGAGTTCTTTGGTTTAGATGTTCTTGAAGACTATGAAGATGACAACCTTGAGGTTACGTGTTATCCTCCTAGCTGGGGTATGACGTTTGTCACACTCAAGACTAAAAACTTTGAGAGTATTGTGAAAGATTGGAATAAAGTTTTCAGTACCCGTAATGACTTGATTTCAGTATTTTGGAACAAGGAAAATGTTGGAGATAGGACAATTGAATTGGAGATGAGTTATGAAGCTAATTGATGTTTTTAATTTTTCACATGAACCTATTGAACTTTTAGAGATGAGACTGAGGATTGTGTATCCTCATGTCGATCTCATCTGTATCAATGAAAATGCCACTACCTATACTGGTATTGAACGTGAACTACAATTTGAGAAGCATAAAGAACATCTAGATTTTTATTTTGGTGATAAGATTGTTCATCGTGTAATTGATACCAGAGAACGTAATCTAGACTTCACCACATTCCAACAGGAGTATCATACTAATAGAGATAAATCACATCCTACTAGACCTGCTACAAGAGGTCTTCCAGAACGTTGGCATCGTTCAATGTATGGTCGAGATTGTCTTATTGAATCTCCTTTAGAGGTTGCTGAGGATGAGGACATTATCATTCAGAGTGATTTGGATGAGATTCCTAACCCTGAGTTTCTGAAAGAAGCAAAAGAGATTGTGGAAGATGGTTACATGTATACGTGTATCCAGAAGTTCTATATGTGTCATGTGAATAGACTCCAAACTGACAAGGGTAAGGATGTTGATGATTGGAGAGGTTCACAGTTTAGTACATTCAAGTATCTGAAAGAACATGGTGGTTTTAATGATTGTAGGAATCTTCCTCACGAACACGAATACACAATCGATAATGGAGGGTGGCACTTTAGCTTCCTTGGAGGAGAGGACAAGATCAAACAGAAACTCAATGGTTATGGTCACCAAGAACATAACCATGACGGTGTGAAGAACTCTCTTGGTTCTAACATCACAGATAACCAGGATATTCTTGGTAGAACCTGGATGGGAACAAGAATTGTTCCTCTTGATAATGATCTCCCTGACGAGATTGTAAATAACCCAGAACGCTATAAGGAGTTCATTGCATGATTACATCTGAAATATATTATGGATCTGGTATTGGAAACCAGATTTGGCACTACGTTGTTACCAGACTCATTGCAGAGAAGAATGGTTATAAGTATGGGATCATGGGTAAAGATAGGTGGAAAGGTCAAGCCTTTATGCATATCGACTTTGGTGAAGAAGTAGTAGGTGGTTCAGGTCCAGAAGGAGGACCACCTGAGAGTCTTCCAGAAGGTATCACAAACTATTATAAAGAACACTTCCTACGTCACCCTGTGACTAATGGAAACGTAGGTCTTCCTGATCCTAACCTTCTCAATGTTCCTGATGGAACTAAGATTGAAGGAACCATGCAGAGGATGTCATATGTTGATGAATTTCGTGAAAAGATCTGTGAATGGTTATCTTATTCTGAGGAATTGAGTTTCCCTGAATATACTGATAAAGATTCTTGTGTCATTCAGTTTCGTGGTGGTGATTACCTGACTGGTAACTCTGCACTTCCTCCATCGTATTATGAAATGGCGATGGATAATATGAGGAGGGTGACCAATAATACAAAGTTGAAGTTCTATGTTGTTACTGATGATCCCACTAACGCAGCAAAGTATGTTCGTGGTGCAGAGGTTATTGGTTCTGCCATCACTAAAGAGAAAGACCCATATCAAGGAAGTATAGGATGGTATAAGTATCCTGGTGGTCCTATTGGTATTGATTATGCTATTCTCAATCAAGCAGAGAATGTGATTATCAGTTCATCTACCTTTGCCTTCTGGCCAGTATGGACTAACACTAATGCAGAGAATGTAATCGCTCCCAAGTATTGGTTTGATTGGAACAACTCTGATGGTTGGTGGAGACCTTCTGAAGCTATTGTTGATGACTGGTTCTGGATGGACAGGACAGGTGATATTGACAATGGTGTAGACTGTAAGAAACAGTTTGACAAATACAAAGAAACTAATAACTTGTATCAATGATTGATCTACCTAATGTAACACTTATTTGTGTTTCCAGTGTGAATTTTGAACAGACCCTGTATGCCTTTCAAAAGAGTATGCAGGGTATTCGTTTTGGTGCTGTGAAACTTGTATCAGATCAGGATCGTCCTGACTTTGAGGAAACAGGTATCACTGTAGAGAAGTGTCCAAAGATTACTTCGATTGATGAATACAGTCACTACATGATATATGATCTACAGAAACATGTAGACACAACTCACTGTATTACTATCCAGGCTGACGGGTTTATTATCAACCCTGAGAAGTGGGATCCATTGTGGTTAGAGTACGATTATATTGGAGCACCATGGGAACACTCTGACGGGGCATACATTGACCCTTGGGGAGGACACCAGAGAGTTGGTAATGGTGGATTCACTCTCCGCTCTAAGAAACTCCTAGAGGTTCCTAACAATGCTTATGTCCACTTTGATGTGAACTGGGGCAACTTCTACAAACACATGGACGCAAATGATACCGCAGAGGATGGATGTATCTGTGTCCATAACAGACATATATACGAAGTATTAGGTTGTAAGTTTGCTCCTGTAACTGTTGCCGCCAGGTTTGCCCATGAGAAACCTGTTCCAGAAACCAGAGGTATCACACCTTTCGGATTCCATTATCATCTTCCTCCAGGAACTGTATTATGAAAATTATTATTTGGGGACACTACCCTCTCCATAGTTCGACACATGGATATATTCACGACACATATTTCAAAGCATTTGAAAGTCTTGGTTATGATGTAATGTGGGTCTCTAATGAAGACCATCTCATAGACTATGCAGGTACTGTCTTCTTTGTAGAGGACTCTCAGAAGTCTGCAATGCCTGTTAGACCTGACTGTAAATACATCACTCACCACGTAGACACCAAATACTTAACAGACCGTGGGGTTCCCTTTGAGAACGTTCTTAAACTAGGTAACTGTATTCGTAATACAGTTCATTTTGAAAAGGTTGAAGACCTATGCCATTGGGATGAGTCAACTAGAACTCTCTATCAAACATGGGGAACTGATCTTCTTCCCAATGAGATCAACGTTGATGAACCTACAAAGTTTGACGAAAGTAATCGATACATCAATTACATTGGTATGATGTATGAACAAGGTCCATATTGGATTCAATACTTTGCACACTGTGCAGAAAAGAATGGTAAAGAAGTCAAACTCTACACACAGTCTGTGTCTCATCAAGAGAATCGTATGTTGATTCGAAACTCATTTATCTGTCCTGACTTCAGAAGTGATTGGCATCTACAGTGTGGTTATATTCCTTGTAGGATTCAGAAGAATATTAGTTACGGAAGAGTTCAAGGAACTAACTCTCCATTTATCAAAGAGGCCTTTGGTGACTACGTGGTTTATGGTGGAACACCAGAAACTCTTTACCATAACTTGATTGATACAGAAAGAGGTGGTAAGATCAATATGAAGGAGGCAATGCAGTTCATTAAAGACAAGCATACCTACATTAATCGAATCAACAATATTCTAAAGTTCTTATGATTGGTTTTAATCACCTTGGTATTATTGGAAGACTGGGTAACCAGATGTTCCAATATGCAGCACTCCGTGGTATTGCTAATACTCACGGTTATGAGTTCACTATTCCTGAAAGTGACTTCAATGATGAGTGGAATGACCATCAACTTTTTGATGCATTTAACCTTCCACATCTAAAGAGTAAAGGAAGAGTTTCTGACAAGTTTGTACAAGAAAGACAGTTCAATTATGATTCTGAAATGGTTGAACAGTGTCCTGATGATATTAGTCTTTATGGATACTTTCAGACAGAGAGATACTTCTCACACATTGCAGACTCTATCAAAGAGGACTTCACATTCAAGAAAGATGTAGTCACAAACTGTAAAGAAGTTATGGAGGAACTCTCAGAACCCATTGCACTTCATGTCCGTAGGACTGACTATGTGGAGAAGTCACAAGACCATCCACCTTGTAGTCTAGAGTATTATCATATAGCACTAAAACGTTTCAATGAAAAGAGACCTGTTGTTATCTTTACTGATGATGTGCAGTGGTGCAAAGACCAGGACATCTTTGCACCTGATCGTTTCCTTATCTCAGAGACAGGAAACAATGTGTATGATTTGTGCCTTATGACTCTATGTACTGATTATATCATTGCAAATTCTTCATTCTCTTGGTGGGGTGCATGGTTGAGTCAGAATCCTGATCCAGAAGTTATTGCTCCTAAGACTTGGTTTGGTTCTACTGGATATACTGCAAAGAATAATACTGTAGATATTATCCCTAATCGTTGGACTCAAATTTGATGACTAAACTTTCTATTGCTATCCCAACCTATGAGATGAATGATAAAGGTGCAGAATATCTCACAGAGTTGTTTGAGACTATTAAGTTCCAAACATTTCAAGATATTGAAGTTTGTGTATCTGACCACTCACAGGATGATAGTATTCTAGATGTTTGTGGTGAGTATGCAAACTACTTTACTATTCAATACTACAAGAATGAAGAGAAGAGAGGTAATGGTCCAGCCAATACTAACTCTGCTGTAGAGATGTGTAGTGGTGACATTACTAAGATTATCTTTCAGGATGACTTACTTATTAGTTCTATTGCACTTCAAAGAATTGTAGAGACTTATGAGGAACAAAACTGTAAGTGGTGTTTCAATGGGTTCTTACACACCAGTAACGGTAGAGAACACTTCCGACCAATGATCCCTAAATGGACACCGGAAATGTTAGAAGGTCGTAATCTTCTTGGTAGTCCTTCTAGTGTTTCTTTTATTACTAAAAAGTTTCTACCATTCGATGAAGAATTAGTATTACTTATGGATACTGAATTCTATCACAGAATGAGATATGATCATGGTATGCCATATATCATTGAAGAGTATTTAACATCAAATAGAGAGCATGATAATCGTGTTAGTTCTTCGACTGTTAAATATAATGCTAGGGTAGAACACCCTGAAGGTCCTTGGTTAGTTAATACCGAAGAACTTAATTATGTTATTGACAAACATTTAGAAACAAGAAAGTATCCAGATGAAAAAGTTTGATTTATCAAGGGCAACCTTTATTATCCCAATCAGAATAGAATCTGATGACAGATTGAGGAATGTAATCACCTCAGTCTGTTTTTTATTGTCTAATTTTGATACTAATGTAATTATCAAAGAGGTTGATAAGACCTCTGTATTTCACGAGAAAGCACTCCCACAGATCAAAGATTTTTGTGAGGACATTAGTGACCTAACTCATGTGTTTGAACAGTCAGACTCACCTTCTTTTCATAGACAGAAGGTTCTGAATGATATGATTATGATGTCCACCACACAAGTGGTTGTGAATTATGATTGTGATATTATCCTTCCCATTGCTTCTTACATGCAAGCATATGATAGGATTGTAACTGGATCATCTGATGTTGTTTATCCCTATGGTAGTGGTAACTTCCAACTTCAAGTATTTGGAGATGACCAAGTTGTTACTAACTTTCTTGTGAATGAGTTTGACTTCTCTGCATTCAAAGATGTATTAAAAGTCTATGATGCAAAGTATGGATTTGTTCAGTTCTTCAATAGAGGTGTCTATATTGAAGGTGGATTAGAGAATGAAAACTTTGTTGCATATGCCCCAGAGGATGTTGAAAGACATTATAGATACACTACACTGGGATACAGTGTTTCTAGAATCAATGATGTAATCTATCACTTAGAACATTCTAGGTCTCCAAACTCATGGTTTAATAACCCGTTCATGCATTCAAATAATGTTGAATGGGAAAAGATTCAGAGGATGGACAAAGAAACTCTAAAGGAATATATCACTAGTCAAGATTATTATAAGGTGAGAATTGATGGACAAAAATAAGGCAGTATTCAAACTCAAAAATATTGGCCCAATCTATTGTATCAATCTCGATGATCAACCTGAAAGATGGGAATACATGGAGAACCAATTTAAGTATTGGGAGATTGAAAACTACACTAGAGTCTCTGCGTATGATGGTAGAGAGGATGACCTAAGTGAGATACTCAAGGGTCGTTATCCAGACATGATGAGTTCTGGTGAGATTGGTTGTACTACATCTCACTTGAAAGCAATCAAACAATTTTATGATTCAGGTGAACCCTATGCAATCATGATGGAAGATGATTGTGAACTTGATTTGGTAAGGTTCTGGAACTTTACTTGGCAAGACTTCTATGCCAAGATTCCTTATGACTGGGATGTGTGTCAAATTGCAATTATATGTACAGGAGATATTCATATCAAAGTTCACAAGAGGTTTGTGAATGAGTTCTCTACTGCATGTTATTTGATCACACGTCATCATGCAGAGAAATTAATTCGTCTTCATTGTAGAGGTGACAAGTACAAACTGGACAATGGTGTCAGACCACGTCCAGTTGCTGATGACCTGGTGTATAACTCAGGTAACACCTACGCCCTTCCACTCCTTCTGTATAAGACGGAACTGGGTTCAAGTATTCATCCTGACCATGTTGATGCATTCCACAAAGGAAATTATCAAGCTCAGATGAATTTCTGGAGTCAGAAGGGAGCACAGATGTCCATCAACGAACTGATGGAGTTTGATCCTTACCTGGGTCGGGTATCTGATCCAACACAACAAAAGGGTTGACAAGATCACACTCTTATGATATATTATAAATATACTGGTGTTAGGGGTTATCTTAACACTAAGTAATAAAACCAATCTCCGCAAACTTGAGTAAGGTTTTATATGATAAATCAGAGACAAGTCGAGTCTCTTAACATCCGTAGGTTAATCTCTACGAGAAAAAAAGGTAAAACAAAAATGTTCAAATCTGTATTCGCAGCAACTGCTGCTCTGTCCATGTCCACTGGCGCTGCTTTCGCTGGACCCTACGTCAATGTAGAAGCTAATTCTGGTTGGACCGGTTCTGATTACGGTGGTACCGCAACCGATCTTCACGTTGGCTACGAAGGTGAATTCGGTGAGAGTGCTTCTTACTACGTCCAAGGTGGTGCAACTATCGTCAGTCCTGATGGTGCTGAAAGCGACACTGTTCCTTCTGGTAAGGCAGGTCTCGGTCTTGCACTGACTGATGCTCTCGGTGCTTATGGCGAAGTCTCCTTCGTTGGTAGTGGCGACAGTGACATCGATCGCGGTTATGGTACCAAGTTGGGTCTGAAGTACAGCTTCTGATATTGTTACTAAAATAACACATTAGACCTCCTTCGGGGGGTCTTTTTTTATGGGCAGTTTTTGAAAGAGTTAAATTTTATTTAAGTGTGTATATATACCGAGGTTTGTTTATCTTTAAATCATCTTAACTTCATTTTAAAGACAAACCCTGAAGACCCTGTTACAATAAAAAAGTCTTCAACGGACAAACCCAAAAACATTACAAAGGAATTTTAAATGAAACAAATTGCACTTGCCGTCCTGACATTAACTGCACTGGCGACACCTGCTATGGCTGGTCCCTATGTTGAATCCAAGTCTGAGTTCAAAGGAACTGATGAAGATTTTGGTAAGCAAGTCCACCAAGGACGTATTGGATATGAGTGGAAGACTGGAAACTTTGCTCCATACATCGAAGGTGGTGCTGGAGTATCTGTTCCCGATGGTGGAGAACAAGAAGGTTTTACTGCACTTGAACTCGGTAGTAAAGTAAAGATCACTGATAATTTCAGTGCTTATGGTAAGTGGGAAAACATCTTCCAAGAAGATTCTACCCGTGATTGGAAAGTAGAAGTCGGCACCAAGTACAAGTTCTGATAGAAAATAAATGAAACTCAAAGCAATCGCAGCAACTGCAGTAACCATTCCTCTTATGGTTGCCTGTGGTGGAGTTAAGGAAACATTTCAACTAAGTGGTGCAGGTGCTACCTTTCCTGCTCCTCTCTATAACTCCTGGTTCCAACGAATGGCGCAGGAGACTGGTAACCAAGTAAACTATCAAGCAGTTGGTAGTGGATCTGGTGTCCGTCAGTATGTTGCTGGTACAGTTGACTTTGGTGCCAGTGATGGTGCTGTAAGTGATGAGAAGCAAACCATTCCGATGATCCACATCCCTATGACTGGTGGTGCTATTGTTCCTGCTTACAATATGCCTGGTTGTGATGTTAAGATGACTCAGACACAACTTGCTGATGTATATCTTGGTAAGATTACTAACTGGTCTACCTTTGGATGTGAAAGTAAAACTATTGTTCCTGTCTTCCGTTCTGATGGTAGTGGCACCACAAAAGGTTTCACTAACTCACTATCAGCATTCTCTCCTGAATGGAAAGAGAATGTTGGCACAGGTAAGGCAGTAAAATGGCCTGTTGGTATCGGTGGTAAAGGTAACTCTGGTGTTGCCGCACAAGTGAGGCAAGTTACTGGTTCTATTGGTTACCTAAATTATGGTTATGTTGTAAACAGTGACTTCCAACAGGTTGCTCTACAGAACAAGGCAGGTAATTATGTCACAGCAAATGCTAAAACATCTGCAGCAGGTCTATCAAAGATCGTCCTGGACGATCAGCTTCGTGGTGCTGATGCTAACCCTGCTGGTGCCAATGCATATCCTATTGTCTCTCTGACATGGATTCTTGCTTACCCTGAATCCAAACCAGGAGTAAAAGAGACTCTTCGATATATGTTGAGTCCTGAAGCACAATCTATCTCTGACTCACTAGGTTATGTTCCTCTTCCAGAGGACCTTCGACAAAGAGCACTAGGTGCTGTTGATACTATCAACTAAATTTACACAGGACAGTTGAAAGACTGTCCTTTTTTGATGGGCCCCCAGATGATGGTATGATGCAACCAGTATATCAAGGTGTAAGGTCTCATTAGAGTCCCTTTTTAATAAATAAATTAACACCGCTTTCATCAAATGCCAGAGGAAGTTGCCAAGAAGGAAGAACCCAAAAAGAAGGGTATTCTGGGGAAAATAAAGGAGGCAACTGATGACAAAGAAGAACAGATTGCTATTTTGTCTACTTTTGTTAGGCTTGGTATCCTTGTTTGGAGTGGCGGAATACTCACACTCGCTTATATTAAACTACCCCCTGCACTGGGAATCCCCGAGCAGAAACTAGATCCTACTTTTATCGCAAGTGTCTTTACTGGGGTGCTTGCGACTTTTGGTGTTCAGGCAGCAAAGAAAGCAGGTGAAAGTGGTAAAGGTAATGATAATGGAGTTACTAAACAAGATATGGAAAGATTGATTGAGGCAGCATCACAAACTGCTCCTTCACAGACAATTAGAATTGAACAAGTACCTGTTGTAATATCTGCGGTAGAACCTAAAGGTTAATGTGTACCATCATTAATTATGGAATTGCTTTCTTCCAAGTAGTAATTATGAATTGTGTACAACCAGTCAATTGGCAGTACTGTTATCGTGTGGATCAATGGTTGGTCCAGGATCTTCAGTATGCATGGGAATTAAAGACAGGTAAGGTTCATCCCTATCAGACTGAAAAAGAATACCTAGAAAGTTTTAAGTAAGGATCTCATAACAAACCACCATTCCTAAGGAACACCACTATAATAGATAATGTAGTTGGCAATCAACATGACTTTATCTCACGTATTACTTTGGATATCAATCCCATTTGTAATCACTACAGTACTGTTTGGATTTTACAAAGGGGAGAACGTTTATTATGAATCAGATAAGTATGACGGGAATGGAACAGCACATTAAAGTTCGTTATGAATTTGCCATGAGTTCATTTGCTAGAATGTATGGAGTCAAGAATGTACTAAACTCACAAACTATACCAACCTTCTGTAGAGAGTGGGCTATTGATGATGAAAAAAATATACCAACAGGAACATTAACAACAGTTGATTTCTATTTTAGAGACTTATGGATGAGGGACAATTAATTGTAATTAGTTTTTATACTTTCATTGGATTATTTTTATTTGTACTTTCTTTAATTTCAGAATAATGACACACTATATTACAGCAATGCTAATACTAACTTCAATAACATCATTTGTTTTATGGGGACTTAATAATGCGTATCCATCATGATTAGTGGTCTTTTTGTATTCTCATTCATCATACTACTGGTTAGTGGTATGGAATTAACATGGTCAGTTAAACAAGGAAAAAAATGATACTACAGTTTGCTAGGTTTTGTGGGACTGTACTAAACAACCCATACGGATTAGGATTCCTATCATCTATTTTAATTTTGGTTCCCATCGTGGGAATGTGGGCAGTTCATAAATATCAGTGGGAACACTGGGAACCTTTTACGAGGAAACATAAATGAATCCAGTAATATTAATCGGTTACTTCACACCGCTGGTTATTATTTTTATAGTATTGAAACTTTCTATATGGGTATCTGCTGTCAACGACGAAAAAAATTATGTCGGAAAAGAACCCTTTAGAAAACGAGGACCCTATACTATGGAGGCGTATATAGATGTTGACGCAGAGGAAGAAGAATATGGAGATCGCACAGACTATAGATAATGCTCTTTATCAACACTATACAATTGAACAAGGAAAACCTGTACCAAATTGGAGGTATATAAAAGACCAAGATTGGTGGTGTGAATACCTTAAAAATCTAGGAATAGATCCAAGAAATCCATGAACGAAGAAGAGGATTATGACTACACAATAAGTGTAAGAATAGAAGATATAAAACTCATGCATCACTGTGTGAAAGAAACTATTAAGTATTGGCCAGGAGCTCCAGCCAGACCCTATGAAGAACAAGAACAGTTATGGGCTCTAAGAGATAACTTATTTAAAATAATACTTGAAGACCAATTTGAGAATTCATGAAATTATTACTACATCCACATACTAATGTAAGCGATCCTGTGTGGTCGGTCATTTTTATGGTCTTTCTTTCTCTTTGTATGGCTGGTTATAGTATCTACTATATACTAGGAGTTGATGAAAAGAAAGTTGAGAAGACAATTAGATATAGATAGAGAAGAACTTATGAAAAGGATTACGGAAGATGCAAAAACTAATTAATGTTTTAGCACTATTGTCGTTTGCAGGAACTGCATCTATTGTAGGTGGTGGCACATATGTTTATCTCAATAAGGATTCTATTATTGAGAATGTAAAGGGACAAGTTGCGAGTGCTGCAGCCGAAGCAATTTCTGGAGCACTTCCTGGTATGTTGGATTCTACAATGCCAGAACTTCCTGGTGTTACTGGCGACGCAATTCCATCACTTCCTACCACCACTGGTCCAGCACTTCCATTCTAACAGTTGATGGATATTCCAAACATCAGAACAAACACTATACCCACTAATAGTATACCTATTAATAGTATAAAAATTTTACCAGTTAGAAGTGTTTTAAATGATGTACCTTCAATACAAACTTATGATCCACCGGTTACGGTTCAGGTAGGTACTCCCATTGTTGATATACCTGGTTGTGTTGAGGCACATGAATCTAATAATCCGTTAAACGAAAACCTTGACGATTCAAGAGGAATACTAACATATTGTGATGGAAATGTACCGTCATTCAATCCACCTAATTATACACCAAATCAAACATTACCCACCAGACCTTCTACGGTAGACACCAGGTTTAATGAACCGGATACAAAAATAGAATCACCAAGAACAGATTCTTCATCAACTGCACCGACAGTTAAATGTCCCACACCTGTTCAAGAAACAAGAGAACCTGTTGGAACGTATCTTAATGGATATAAAGAGAAAGTAATTGCCTATGAGTTGATCGATGGCACTTGTATCAGAATTACAGAACCTGTACCAATTATAGAACAAGTTATCTCTGGTCTTCCTAGTGGTGGTCAGGTAATGCAGGTTGGTGGTATTACAGTGATCGCAACTACATCTGCACTATTAGCAAAACCGTTGGTCGATATACTATTGAAAGTAATCAAACCAACGGTAAAGAAAGTTCTAAAGAAGATTTCCACTATTCGGGGGAAACAACTGAAGACCTTGTCTGTAAAGGAACGCCAAGCAGAGCAGCGGGATCGGAATCAAGCGATTGCAAAGTTGAAGTCTGTGAAGGCGAAGGTGAAGAAGTAGGTCTAGGGATAGAATGACGATGTTGTGGAACAACAGTAACATTTTGAACTACTACATCAGCACAGATTTTATAGTAAGGACTTTTGGGATGAAAACTAATACCAGATTTCATTAACTCACCACAGTTCTTGAGTCTTGCAATCTCAAAGTCCAATCTTTTGTTGGCTGTGATTTGTTGTTGTAATTCTATTTGAGTTTGTGCTGCTAACTTACATTGGTCTTGAAGAGTTTTGTCTAAAGGACGAGACCAAGTAACAGAAAATCCAAGACCTAAATTATAATTATCTTTTTGACCAGTTCTTACAGGAACCTCATACACAACTCTTCCTGGATTATCTGGAATACCATCACCAATGTCATTACCATCCTCATCAAAACGACCCTCAAAGTCTGTCATGTCATATACAGGATCATTATAATATGGTTCCCAAGGTAATGACCTGGAGACTGCTCCAGTAACGTATGGTGTAACATTCATTGTGGGACCTTGACACTGAATACCTCCCCCGTAGGTGTTTGTAATATAAGGTCCCTGGAGGACTTGGATGGCTTGGTTGGTAACTGAACCAGAACTATTAGCAACAGGGGCAGCAGTAGCACTGACACCTCCAACAGACTCTGCAAGAACCTTTGTAGGTGATAAGAAACCAATTAAACATACTCCGATTACTGGGAAAAAATGGAAATTGTGTCGGTTACTGACTCTACTACTGTTTCTCTTTGTATTATTGTTTGGTTTTGAAGACCAGGTCCGCTGTATGTTTCTGTATATTGAAAGGCTCCTCCTGGAAGAGTCTGAGAGAAACTTGGTCTGTTTGATAATCCTACCCATCGTGAAGTCACTCCTTCAATTTCATTAACAGTTGATGATGTTGCAGGTCTCAATTCACCTGCTGCAGTAATACCACTTCCAGTCACAGAGTATTCATATCCTGTTCTGTAATCCATCGAATTGATGGTTTCTTTGATGTTTTGTGTCGTCTCTGTGTGACTTGTCATACTTCCTTGCGTAAAGTTGGGCACGACTGGCACTGCACCAACAGGTTGAAGCAGTCCATGTATAATGCCCAAGATTAAACCAAAACCAATAGACTCTTTTAGTCTAGACATGATTTAAATCAACGAATAGTTACTTCAGTTACGAATTGTCCTGTGGCAGTAGTGCCAGCTCCACCAGCAGTAAGAGTCATAACACCCGCAGAATCGATAGTACCCGCAAGAGTTCCTGCAGTTCCACCAATCTGAGTTGTAGAATCTCCATAAAGATTTGGAGAGTCAAATTGACCAGAAGTCAATGCCACTTGTGTGGTCGTGGTAGTGTCGCCAATAAAATTAGTCTCTGTAAAACTAAATGCTTCACCAGAGTTAGTAACAGCATAACTTCCTGCACTAATTGTAGCTGGAGCAGTAGCAGAACTACCAGTTAATCCACCCAAGGTGGAAGCAGTAATATTAGATCCAGAAACAGAATAAGTAGAACCAAGTCTTGTGGACTGAATAGCTGGTCCTTCAACGGTCAATTGAACACTAGAAGAATGTCTAGAAGTAAGTTCACCAGCAGATACACTTCCGGTAGTCATCATTAACATAATAAAAGGTAAGAACCTTTTCATTTGTTATCGAACTCATACACTGTTTTTATTTATCTAAAGGTGATCTATAAATATACTTACTGTATAGGAATGAACAGTTTAATATAATGTCCGATAAAGAGCTATCTGACCTGTCATTTAACAGGAAAGAATGTCCCAAGTGCGGTGCTGTATGGTTAAATGGTAATCATATATGGAGAACAGGTATTAATGGAAATGAAGACACTCTTCATAACTTAGTCTGTTCAAAAGCAAATGATCCTCAATGTATTAATAGAAAATACAAAAAAGGATTTGTCTATGAAAACGCTGACTCTTGGGAAAAGAGATCAGTATTTATTGGTAACTGGAATCCTAATGAGTAAAAATCAAGTGAAGAAAGAAGAACTTAAAGTAAAAGTTCTAAAACTTAAAGACGAAGTATATAACGAACCAAAAACAGTTTGGCAAAAAGAAAAAGATCTAGCCCATAAGTATCTTAATAAGGTGTTAGATATTCTAGAAGAATATAGATACTAGTTCTTATGAACCCGGACAAGCCTAATCCTACAGGGATTGAGCCAGTCTGTCAAGTGGCTTTAGAAAAAGGGTTGACAGACACCTGGGAATGGTTTATTATAAATAAGTCGAGAGGTTACGGAATCAACACATTCCTTTACTGTTCGTAACACTCCTCAAACCGAGACCTATAGGGTGTATAAATCACGTCTCTCATATCCCCGGCTGAGGGTGCTGGGGAAATAGTAACTCCACCATTCCCTGATGGTCTTACTTTTTTGTTCAAAACAATGGCTACAACTCTTTCAAGACAACAAACATCCCCATGGCAGAATTTCTGTGAGTGGGTAACTTCAACAAACAATCGTCTTTATGTCGGCTGGTTCGGTGTGCTCATGCTCCCGACACTGCTTGCAGCAACAATCTGCTTCATCGTTGCCTTCATCGCTGCTCCGCCTGTTGACATAGACGGCATCCGTGAACCCGTTGCTGGTTCACTCATGTATGGTAACAACATCATCTCTGGTGCAGTTGTTCCTAGTTCAAACGCAATTGGTCTTCACTTCTACCCCATTTGGGAAGCAGCATCTTTGGATGAATGGCTTTACAATGGTGGTCCTTTCCAACTGGTAGTCTTCCACTTCCTTATCGGCATCTATGCATATATGGGACGTGAGTGGGAACTTTCCTACCGCTTGGGCATGAGGCCCTGGATCTGTGTAGCATACTCTGCTCCAGTAGCAGCAGCATCTGCTGTATTCCTCGTCTACCCCTTCGGTCAAGGTTCATTCTCCGACGCTATGCCACTTGGCATCTCTGGTACGTTCAACTACATGTTGGTCTTCCAATCAGAGCACAACATCCTGATGCATCCCTTCCATATGGCGGGTGTAGCAGGTGTCTTCGGTGGTTCACTGTTCTCCGCCATGCACGGCTCACTGGTGACCTCTTCCTTGGTTCGTGAAACAACCGAGACCGAGTCACAGAACTATGGTTACAAGTTTGGTCAAGAAGAAGAGACCTATAACATCGTCGCAGCCCATGGTTACTTCGGTCGTTTGATCTTCCAATACGCATCATTCAACAACTCCCGTTCCTTGCACTTCTTCCTTGCTGCATGGCCTGTTGTTGGCATCTGGTTCACCGCTCTTGGTGTTTCTACGATGGCTTTTAATCTCAACGGTCTGAATTTTAATCAGAGCATTCTGGATAGTCAGAACCGTGTTGTTAATACCTGGGCCGACGTGTTGAACCGTGCCGGTCTTGGTTTAGAAGTGATGCACGAAAGAAATGCTCATAATTTCCCACTTGACCTCGCCGCAGCAGAAAGTACTCCTGTAGCACTTACTGCTCCTACTGTTGGTTGAGTTAGTTAGAAAAACTGAATAACAAGAAAGAGACCTTTGGGTCTCTTTTTTTTGTGTATAGATATATTTCACGGGTGATCAGACATTGGAACAATAATGGAAATAATGATATAATACATAATGAAGTTCTTCAAAAACAATCTTGAAAATATTTTTAGATACTGCAGACCTTGATATGATCACTCCTGCGTATGAGACTGGTCTCATTGATGGTGTCACAACAAACCCCACACTCATTCTAAGGAGTGGTAGAACCCTTCAAGAGGTTGCACAGGAACTCTCAGGTCTCCTGGCATTAGAAAGTATCTCTACAGAGGTTGTAGCGGATACTTCAGGAGAGATGTTGAACCAGGCCCAAGAGTTTATTACTATCTCTCCAGCAATAACCATCAAAGTTCCTTGTACTGTTGAAGGACTGAAGGCGTGTAAGGAATTATCTAAAGTTGGTGTAAAAACTAATGTCACCCTTGTCTTCTCAGTTGCACAAGCAATCTTAGCAGCAAAGGCAGGAGCAACTTATATCTCCCCATTCATTGGTAGATGGGAAGATAATTCAGTTGATGGTTTGGAATTGATTCAGAAGATTAGGAAGGTCTATAACCAACTCAATGCAACAGGTCTTAAGACACCTCAAATTTTAGGAGCATCAATTCGTGATGTGAGACAGGTAGAGAAATGTGCAGAGTATGGTGCAGACGTTGTTACCATTCCTCCTATCGTATTTTGGAAGATGTATAAGAACGTTATGACTGACAAAGGACTGGAACAGTTTCAAAAAGATTGGGAAGATGCAAACAAGTAGAAACACTCATTGACTTCTATTGTAAAGAAATATAAAGATACACTTAAGTCACTAAAGGGTCTTATGGACACCTGAATAACCGTCCACCACCTCCTTGACGGGGGTGGTTTTTTATTGTATAATAATCTCATACACATCAGACCCATGTCCTACGAAGCAACTGTTGAATTCAAATTTGATGCCACCTACACTCATGATTATAGTCGTGGGTTTGGTTCTACCATTGATGACGACTTCATTCCAGAAGAACACTTTGTAATCACTGCACCTGCTGCTGACCTCAGTGCCCGACAATACTTCAAACTATTTGAGAAGTTTATGTTGGCAGTTGGTATGACTCCTCATAACATTCGTGAGGGTGCTATGTCTTTGGTCTTGAATGAATGGGTCAATGATGCAGACCAACGTAAAATCTGTGAGGAGTATGAAGTCACAAGGAATGAAGACCTCCATGAAAAGTTTAAGGAATGGAAGGAACGTGATGAAGAGATTGAGTCCATTCGCAATTCGCAAATAACGAATGACATTGACTCTGCAAATGGTGTAGCATGTGTTGATGGAACTTTTAATGAGGTTTGACCTATGGGTATGATATTGACACTGGTAAAGAAGAAGTCATTCCTATGGATGAGGACTTTATGAACCGATTGCAAGACCTGGTAAAAGATGTGGAGTTAGACGATTAGTAATGGGGCAGCAAAGTCGGGTAGGGGTATTTGGCTTGCGTAAGTCCCCATTTTATTCTATAATATAAATAGTAATACCCCTACTAAAAGAACAATGTATTATACTTACGCATACCTGCGGGAAGATAAAACTCCTTATTACATTGGAAAAGGCAAAGGCGATAGAATTTATAAAAAAAGCAATAGGGAAATTAAACCACCAAAAGATAGGACAAGAGTAATTTTTCTAAAACAAAACCTCACTGAAGAAGAAGCATTTAAACATGAAAAATATATGATTGCCGTGTTTGGTAGGAAAGATTTAGGAAATGGTATTCTTCGCAACAGGACTGATGGTGGAGAAGGAAATAGTGGGTTGATTCATAGTCAAGAATCAAAAAGAAAAATAAGTGAAGCAGTAAAGGGAAAAAATCATCCTCTATATGGAATATCTCCTTCAAAAGAAACGAGGAAAAAAATGAGTAATTCTTTGAAGGGAAGAATAATCTTTCCAGAATGGAGAGAAAAAATGAGTAAATCTCATATTGGAAGACCAGGAACTTATGGATTTGATGGAAAGTTTCATAGTCAAGAAACTAAACAAAAATTGAGACAAATAAATCTTGGTAGAAAACATTCTGAAGAAACTAGAAGAAAAATAAGTGAATCGCATAAATGCTCAAATCATTATCAATATGGAAAACCTCTTTCAGAAGAAACAAAGAAGAAATTAAAAGAAATAAATATTGGAAAAAATAATCCAAATTATGGAAAACACTGGTGGAACAATGGACATATTTCCAAACTTAGTATAGAATGTCCTGGAAATGGTTGGATTCGTGGTAGAATTGCAAATAGATAGGAGGTAATTTTACTTTGGGAATGTTTGATTATCTGAGAAGTTCTTATGATTTAGGCGAGCAGTTTACCAATACTCGTCTTCACACAAAAGACATAGAAGAGCATGGAATAGGTGGCACAATGACTCAATACTGGTTGTCTCCTGATGGACAACTATATTGGATTGATTACTCTCATACTGCTGACTTTGTTGAATTCAAAGAAGGTGATGAAGGATACACTGAAAAGAATTCCTGGACAAACTTCCAGTGGATTCCAAACGGAACCCGTGGTAGAGTGAGACCAACGAACCTCACCAAATACATCACCGTGTATCCTGAAAGTTGGGATGGTGAGTGGGAACACTGGCCTGAGTGTCGTATCCATTTTAAAGGAGGTGTCCTACAAGATTATGAAAACTCTTATCTATGAGGAAGTAAAATGACTAAAGAAGAAAAACTCTTGAATTATATTCAAGATAATATTGATGATTGGACTAACGAAGCAATTTACGATTATAACCTGTATGGTGTGGTTGATTACGAAACTGCTAAAAAGTTAATTCTTTTTGGTGCTAGTACTATTGCTTATGAGAGGGACACTTGAAGAACTGGCACAGGGATGCTCCAAGTGTCCCTGTATTGACTTTTTTGAGGGTGTTGGGTTAGACTTGGGAAAATGTTTTGAACAGATTATCTACCACCGCACACTGAACTCTTTGCATTATACAAATGACTAACGAACAAATTGAAATGCTCCGCCTTCTTATTCAAGATGAGATTGAAATTGCTGGAGTTGGAGTTGAAGGTATGGAAGATGGTGTCTGGGACTTTATGGATAGTCAATTAGACAAACGATGGAAAGAGTTTCAGGAGAGTTTCAATGACTGAACACAAGATTGACTACAAGATTAAATACAAACCTCAATTCCCAGAACCTTCTAATTGGCAGTGTTATTTGTATGGAAACAGACCTGGAGGATGGGGATTGGTATACTGTCCAGAAAAAGGAAAAGTACCAAATCGTTTTGTGAGATTTATGATGAGAATTTGTTTTGATTGCTATTGGGTAAAGAAGGACAACAATGACTGAAAAAGAAGGACAACTTTACTTTGTTATATCTGAATGGTGGGATCAAGTTTTCACATCAGGAGATAGCAAAGACGTGAGCATCCGTACACTTGTAGAATACATTATGGAACTGGAGGATGAAGATGATGATTGATTATGACAAGTTTAAGCAAATGTTTCTTCAGGGTGCTGCTTTCAGTATTGGTATTGTAGGCATTGCAATCATCTGTATTGTTATGCTCTCTGGTGGTGAAGATGAAACACTCATGAAACCACATGCCGAAGTAGTTGACACCTACAAAGGATGTGATATAGTAAGATGGTCTACGAGTAAAATGGCTGAGTATAAGTATTTCCTCTACTGTGAGAAAAACAAATGACGTATTTTAAATACATCACAGATCATCTGCTTCGTGCTTGGGTTCAGTCCTGGACTTATAACTTCAGGATTTGGGCAGACCTAATGACCAATAACTATGAGACATATGCTAATCCTTATGGTGAAAGTCCAGAACGAGAATGTTATGAATGGTTCTGGGCATCTATCAATATGGATGAGACATACCCTAAAGAGTTCCTTGAATATCTTCAGCAGATGGTAGATGATATTGATAGTGGTAAAGTGAAGACATATCCTATGGATGATGTTCTTAAAATATGGACAGAAGATGCACAAAAGTATTATGACTGACAACTGGAAGAAATGGACTATCTGGACTTCCATTTATGTTTTTGATTATTGTGTGTTTTCTTGGAGAAATCACATGTGGCCACATCTTGATGGATACGCAGATGAAGGTATGATGAAAACACTTTTCTGGCATTACCTAAACTACGGCAATACTACAATCTACTATGAATGGGACAACTGATGACTGATTACGAACAAAAACTCTATGATGTGATTGCTGATTGGTGGGATGAAGTGTTTGTTGTCAATCCACCATCAGTAGATCGTGATGGTGAGTATATGGATAAGAACCCTACCATCATTGACCTTGTAAAATCTATCAGTGAGATAGATGATTGGGATAAACCAATCCCAGAAGGTGTTGATCCTTACAATTTAACTGGAAGAGATCCAACACGTTCTGTATGGAAGAATGGTAAACGCCCTTCCCCAGATTATTACGAAATATGGTATACAAAAGAACAATGACACACAACCTCCCAGATAAAGATGATGCTCCATGGTTGAATACAACTCTGGATGGATTCAATGAAGAACTTGCATTAAAATCTCTTGGAATTGATCGTGAAACTTTTGGACAGAAACCTTGGAATGAAGGTGATTTAGATTATGAAGCACCAAATGGTGATCACATCAAGAACTATCCTGATGTCACCCGTGTAGAGGTGATTGGTAGTGATGGACGTGAGTATGTTCGTTATGAATGTTCTAACGTTCAGGTGTCACTACAGGATGACGGACAAACAATCAAAGTATTTCTATTTTCTACCTATGACAATCCCTAATTTCAAATCCCGACATGATTGGGAAGCATTTACATCAATGTTTGATGCACGTTGGCATTGTAAGAAAGCATTGCTAGATCGTGTCAAAGATGATCTCTATCCCAAATATAGATGGGAAGAACTCAATGCAGGAACACTTGAAGTGATCAATGACATCACACAATCTCTGTTGTATGATGTAGAGCACACATTCAAAGAAGAGCATCCAGAGTATAAGACTGAGGATGATGAATGTTTTATCCCTCGTTCTTCATTCAAGGAGAATGTAACAGAAGCTCTTCTGGAAGCAAACCAGAAGTTCTGGAACTCTGCTAACGAATGCCCTCCATGTGACACTCTGCATGTAAAGAATGTGATAAAGCAAGAGTGAAGGCAAGACATCAAGCAAACCCAGAACGCACAAGAAATAATGATCTGAAAAGAAACTATGGTATAACTCTTGAAGAACATACAAAAATGTATGAAGAACAAAATGGACGATGTGCTATTTGTGGTAATGAAGGTAATGGTAAGTGGAAAAAGTTATGTGTAGACCATTGTCACACCACTGGTAAGATTAGAAAACTACTCTGCAACAACTGTAACACCGCACTGGGGCTGGTAGGAGACAATGTAGATACCCTTCAGAAGATGATTGAGTATCTTGCTGCTGCTGAGTCTACACCTGTAGCACTCGTAGCACCATCTGTAGGATGATATGCCTGATGGTAGTCTTCACCACTCCCTTGACGGGGGTGCTTTTTTATTGTATAATGACCACAGATAAAACTAACCAAGAATGTCATATGTCATATGAATACGGATCAAAAGAATTCTATGCAGAACAATTTGCTGATTTGATTGCAGATGTTCAACATGACTCGCCAGAATTTAGTGACAATCTAGTTGCTGGCTTCTTGCTTGCCCTTGATGACTGGCGTCAGTATCACGTCAAGCAAATTCTAGAACTAGACAGAGTTGAATTTAAACTCAATGACCAAAATAGTGACCACATGACAAACACCCCAGATGAAATTTAAAGCATTAGTATTCATCCGTCTACGATCACAGGTTGATGACTCTCCAGGTAATGCTGTGAGAGATGGTAGTAAGCGATTGTCTGAGCTGAATATCAAGAAACTTAGACTTGGTAAGGTAATTGATATTTGGTTGGAAGCACCGACCAGAGAGTATGCAGTGAAAGAAATTGAAATGCTTTCTGATCGTTTCTATGCCAACACAGTCATGGAAGATTGGGACTATGAATTGACTGAGATTGAAAGTTTCCCCAAAGGTATTGACAATGGATGATTTTAACGCACCAGGATCCAATAAGAGTTGGATGGACGATGGTTTCAAGAAGTATGCTGCTGAATGGCAACTCAATAATATTGAGAAACTATTAGATGCTAAGGTAGAACGCTGTCATGTATACAACAGCGACGACCGAGATGTAGTATACAATCAAATTACTATTACATACAAACAGGAGGACTAATGGAAGTAATTGTAGAAGGAAAGGTAAAAACAGTATATCAAGGTGACGATGCTGATCGTGTCATCATTGAGTATCACGATAAAGTGACTGCAGGGAACGGAGAGAAGGAAGATCATCCTTTAGGAAAAGGATCTCTCTGTTGCAGTATCTCATCTGTTATCTTTGAGAAACTTACTAAAGAAAATATTCCAACCCATTACATTGATATGGTTGGTGCTAATAAGATGATCTGTAAGAAGGTAGAGATTGTTCCACTAGAAGTTATTTGTAGGAATCGTGCTGCTGGATCTATTGTTCGTGAGACAACTCTCAAGGAAGGTTATCCTCTTCCTCATCCTATTGTAGAATTCTTCTTAAAAGATGATAGTAAGCATGACCCTTTACTTACACCAGATCGTGTGCGTTTGATGGGATATGATCCTGAACCTTTCATTGAGATGACACTAAGGATTAATGATTACCTTCGTCAGATGTTCTACATCATGGGTATTGATCTTGTAGATTTTAAAATTGAGTATGGATATACTGCTCATGGTGAGTTACTACTTGCCGATGAGATCAGTCCTGATAGTATGAGACTATGGAAGATTGGTAGTGACGAAAGATTTGATAAAGATCTATTCAGAAACGATGAAGGTGATATTGTCCCTGCCTATCGTGAGATCCTTGACCGACTACAACCCCTTGCAATTCAATGACTGAAGAACAACTTGACAAGATCCGTTTTAGATTTGGTGGAGACTGGTATGATACTTGGTGGTTAGCAATCAGTGAAAGGTTTGATTCATTAAACTCATTAGCATCGTGGGAACCAAGTTTCTTTGATCTCATCAATAAAGGATGGTTAGATATGTACTACATACCCCCAAAGAAACAAACTCAAGAAGAGTATATTAAATCCTTCCTTAACTCCAACCCATACTATAACGAGAAGTATTACGGATATGAAACATGAAACTAATTAAGTTCACCCGTGATTGTGATTTTGGACAAGATTGGTATGTCCAAGTATTATTCACCAAACGATGGGCACTTTTTCAAGCATCAGCACATTGGTATGAGTATCCTGTTTGGCCTTTTCTTCAAATCCAATCTGGTATGGGCAATCTAATTTCTATTTTGTTTAGTTTCTATAAGTTTGGATTCAATATTGGATTACTGGAACGCACTTGGAGATTTTAATAATGACCATCAAAGAAAAAAAGACCCTACTTAAGAAACTTGAAACTGCCTATAAAACTTGTTTTGATTGTGGACACAAGTATGGAGTTTATTCTGTAGGTTGTTCATCTGTTTATGAATCAAAGTGTGGTGTATGTGGTGAGACAAAACCTATTACAGAAACCCGAGACTTTGGTTTCTTCAGTAGTACAATACGCAAACTTAAAAAAGAGATTAATGAAACACGAAATCCCTGATATCATTAGAAAGAATTCTTTTGATTGCTTCAAGAGTTTGAATGAAGCAGAACGTGCTGTTGTTATGTTTGGTGAGGATGAGTATCGTAAGTCATTAGACCTTGATAATGATGATGCTCCCTGTTGGAAGATACCTAGTGGAGAGTCAACTACCTTTGTTGGTTGGAACCCTATGTGTATCCCAACGATGGATTACATAGTATGGAAACTACAAAACCGTGAGAAAATTATTAAAGGAGAAATTTACTGATGGACTATAAAACTTCTGGTGTTGACATCATTAAGGGACGATCTTTTGTAGATTATATCAAAGCACTGGCACCTAACATTGGTGGGTTCAATGGAATAATGGAAATCCCATCGGGATATGAGAAACCTGTACTTGTATCTGGTGCTGATGGTGTCGGAACTAAAATTAATATCTGTAGGATTGCTAATGATTACACCACTATTGGTCAGGATCTCGTTGCTATGTGCGTCAATGACGTTATATGTTCTGGTGCTAAACCATTATATTTTCTAGATTATATCTCTACCAAATCACTTGATGATAATGTCAGTGATATTGTGCGTGGAGTTGCCACTGGTTGTGCAATGGCTGGAATGGAATTACTAGGTGGAGAAACTGCCGAACATTTTAGAGCAAATGATTATGACCTTGCTGGTTTCTGCACTGGTATTGTAGAGAAGAACCAGATTATTGATGGTAGTGAAATGTGGCCGGGTGATGTAGTCATCGGTATTGAGAGTAGTGGTCTTCATAGTAATGGATACACACTGGTCAATGATATGCTGTGGCGAAATTATATTTACTATAAGGAGATGCCGGAACTGTTGGTGCCAACCACCATCTATGCCCGTCTCATTCAGCACCTGTTGGACGAAGTTCCTATCCTAGGAATGGCACATATTACTGGAGGAGGACTGCCTGAGAACCTCCCACGATGCCTTCCAGAGCATC